GCCCGATTAAGACGAATAGCGCATCTAGTGGTAATGCAAATGACAAGTACGAGCAACTAAAACAAAGAACAGGTGGAAAACTTCCACGTGTAGGTAACTCATCGCCAAACAACTAACTTAAACAAAAATGGCTAATCAAGTTTCAAACCTCAACATTGAGGACAATCTATACAGCCGTGCGTTGAACGATCGTAATGATTTCAGTCGTGTTTATGACCTTTCAGGAGGTTACTCTAAACTATTGACAATCATCAACATCCTTAACGCTGGTAACTCTCGTTCTATCGATACAGATAAGTACGAGAAGTCTTTTATGACAAACGGATACGTAATCGCACAAGTTACATCTAACTCTATAGTTGGTAGTAACATCGTTGTTGTATTATCCGATCCTAGCTATGACAACTTCCGTGTTAATGACCTCGTTATGTGTGAGTCATTAGAAATTCAAGGTATTGTTGTATCTAAAGCTCCAGGTTTAATTACTGTTACTCCTGCTCCAGGTGGGACAACATTAACGCAGTTAAATGCTGAGTTCGGTTCTAACAAGTTCATGAAAGCATACGGTGACGCACAACCTTTGCGTAACTCTGTAGGACGTGAGTCTTTATACCAATTCCCTGATGTTGATTACAACTATACTCAAGTTATTCGTGAGAGTACTTCAGTAAGTCGTCGTGACAAAATCAGATCCCGTGTTATGTGGGAAGGTGGAATGTGGTGGGAAGCACAACAGCCTCTAGCTATCGAGATGATGCTTAAGCGTAAAGAATTTATGTCTTTATGGGGTCGTCGTGGAAAGGCTACTATTAATGGTCAAGAAGTTAACACCAACGGTGGTATCGACTGGGCAATTAAAGAGCGTCCAATCGGTCGTGGTGTTTACTACCCACTAGCATCATTACCATCAGAGTCAACATTTGAGAAATTCCTTTCTGACGTTTATGACCGTAAGGCACAACAAGGAGAGAAGTTCTTAATGATGGGTCGTGGTATGTTGTATCATATCCAGAAGAACTTTACAAAAGACTTCATTCAGTATGCAGGTACATTGAACACGTTCGGTGGTTCTGATGTTACAGGATTGAATGTTATGCAGTACAGTGTTGCTGGTATGAAGTATAACTTCATGGAAATGCCAATCTTGAACGACCCTGACTTCTTCCCAGAAGCTGCTGGTGTCCCAGGTGCTAATTTCCGTAAGCGTCAGTATGACTGCTATTGCCTTGACTTGGATCCAATTCCAGTAAAAGGTGGTGGAACAGCTCCAGCTATCGAGAAGATTCACTTCGGTGGAAGCGAGTATTATGAGGCATTCATTGCTGGTATGGACTCTGCTCCTTCAGGTGGTGTTTCTGATAGCGCAATCCAAGCTGCTGCTGCTACTCGTGTAGTAACTGATGTGGATAATTCTACTTATCACGTTATGTCTGATTGCGGATATGACATGTTAGGTAAATTCTCTGGTAAAATGGAGCTTATTTAATTTATTGTTTAACTTTTTAAAAACTATATAAAATGAGTGCTATTCAACCATTATATTTATTCTTGAACACTGTTGCAGGTGCAGGTGATATTGTTGTTGCTGAAGGTCTTGCTACCATCGGTGCTACAACAAATGTAACACCAGAAATGCGTGTTAATCTAATTAACAGCATTGGACTAAAATCAGGAACAACACACACAGCCCGTCAACAAACAGCAACAATTGGAGGAACTCCAGCAACTCCTGGTACTGCGTACTCGTTACAAGTAACACAATTGTTAGGAAGCCAGTGGACAACTGTTTATGCTTCTTACTCAACGGTAAGTACTGACACAACAACTACAGTTGCTGCTGCATTAGCAAGAGTTTTGACAAGATTAATCGGATCAGGAAGCATCCAATTAGCGACAGCTACAAACTCAGGTGCAGTAATTACAATTGTTGGTTCAGCTGCTAATCCATTATTTGTAACATCTCCACTAGAAGGGACAATTACTGTCGCTACTACAGTTGCTGGAAATGAAGCATTTGGGTTAGGTTCTGAACTAATCGCTGCTGGTATCACAGGTATCAATGTACAGCCTGTTGCTGCTACTGTATATAACTTGGCATTGTTTTCTTATAGCAACCCAGTTAATTCTGGAAATACTATCGCAAGAAATCAAGAGTCATTGGTATATGTATACTATGATTCAGCGTCTGCAAATGCTGCTGCATTTACAACTGCAATCGGATCTAAGTTAACTACAATTATTGCGGTAGGTCCAGCAGGTGCTGCTGTATCTGTTCCATCAGCATAATTGTAATTAAAACCATACAGGGGGCTGGATTTATTCCAGCCCTTTTTGTTTCTAGTAATAAATAATAAAAATTTTTATATATTTGTTCTTTAAACTAAAAGCAATGGCAAGAGAAACACTAGTATTAATGCCCTCAGGATTGGCAGGATCAGGACTTCGTATGTTCCAATATTCTTACTACGATAGCGCAAAGCGCAAGCAGGTAAACTTCCTAGTAAATGGAACTGTGTACGAAGGATCACTAGCGATCGGTCGTGACCCAAACCAACAGAGAGAAGAAAAGAAGATAAGCTTTGATGCAACAAATCTTCGTTATAAGATTTCATATGACACAGATGAGAAGACATCGTCTGACTATATAGAGGCACAGTTTATCTTAAACCATCCTAATGTATTTGCATCTAGCGGTAAGCAGAATGCGAACTATACAGGAAAGACACTATGGATCGCTGAGTTACAACAACAGACAATCGAAAACTCATACAACGACCTACTTAAGCGTCTTGATGTTATGAATACGTTCTTAAACATGTCACCATATGCATGGAGAGAATGTGCGTTCCGTTTCGGTATCAATCCAACCAAGAAGGGTCCACATGAACTAGCAGCAGAACTAGTAGGAACTAAGACTGGTGTTATCATCAGCACAATGGAAAACTGTGACGAGTTCTACAAATGGAAGTCTACGTTCCATAAGGATGACCCACGTACGGTAGCTGAGAAGGCATCTGCGCTAGGTATCATCAAGCGTGACAACGAAACGTACAAGTTTGACAACAATCCTATCGGACGTACAATTGACGAGGTTACAGCTGCTCTGACAGCGGATAGAACAACACTACGTCAGGTTATCAAAGATATCGACTCTAGTGACTACGATCTAGCAGAATACATCGAGCGTGTTGAGATGCATTTCCCTGGAAAGTTTGACTCATCTGGATCGATTAAGGAGGTGTCTCCTATCAACAAGACAGAGGTTGATCTTATCTCTTCGGCACTAGAAGATGACCAAAGACAACACAAACCTGCAAAGAAAACAATAACAGCATAATAAAATATAATGCCACCAAATCGGTGGCTTTTTTTTATATATTTGTTTCATATTTCTATATTATGGCGATCATAAACAATCCAAGAGCGAACGCAGGAACAAAGGATCTAATGTCTCCTAAGGCAGCGATGGCAAGAGTATCAAGCAAGTCAGCTATGTCGGCTCCTAATGATCTTATGGAGATTGAGAAACGCAAGAGAAAGAAAAAGAAGAGTAGTAGTAATACAAATAAAAGCGGTTTATCAAATAAAAGCTGTAGGGGTGCTAAAGCAATGCCTGGAGGCAGAAGATAAATATGGGTACTACTAAAAAACATCCAGGATTTAAAGCAGTACAGAATAAGATTGCTAAGAAGCAAGGTATTTCTAAGAAAGCAGCAGGAGCTATACTAGCAACATCTGCTAGAAAGGCATCTCCAGAAGCGAAGAGAAAGAATCCTATGTTGGGTCATGTAAAGGGTAAAGCAAAATAATAAGTTATGCCAACCAAGAAAGGACTATACGCTAACATCCATGCAAAGCGAGAACGCATCAAAGCAGGTTCTGGCGAGAAGATGACTGGGCCTGGTGGCAAAGGCCGACCTACTGATAAAAATTTTAAAGACGCACAAAAAACTGTTAAAAAGAAATAATCATGGAAGCTAAAAAACCACGTCCTATTTTAAAAAAAATAAAGACTTTGATCCAAGGTGACAATTCACTTAAGGTGAAAAAAAACTCAAGTGGAGGGAAAACATATAAAAAAAGAGGTGAAGGAAGTGATGGATCTACGTTAAGAATGAAACTAAAGACTAGAGGTGAAGAAGGTAGAGTAACTAGCGTAAACGTAAGGAAAGAAAAGGGAATGTTTGGTGGTAAAACAAAAACAATAAAAAAAGCAAACCCTGTTGAAATGTTAAGTGAAAACGGCTCTGCTTACGGAATGAATGTTAAAAGCAAAACAATAAGTAAAGCACCTGGAATATTTGGCAAAAGAACCGTTAAGAGAGAAACTAAATTCGTTGAAAGCACCAAAGGGGATCCTATGAAAAAAGCTCCTAAATTGAACGCTAAAATAGATATTAGTAGTTCTAATTCTATGCGAGATTCTCAACGACGAGATATGGAAACCAAAAATCAAGAAAGAAGAGAAAAAAGGCAACGAGTAATGGCTGGAACAATTGGAGTAGCTAGCTTTCCTTTAAAAAAAGTAACCAGATAATCAAAAATAATTATGGCAACTACTACAAAGGATAAACTCCCAAAAACACGTAAGTCACTATTCGGCAAAAAACTTATTACTAAGTCACGTAGTACAGATGAAAAAGGTCGAGTTGTAAAAGGAAAGTTCGTACAGAATCCTGATGGTTCCTCAATGTCAAAAACAGTAGTTAAAAAACCAGGCATTAAAAATGTGTTTGGTAAAAAAGAAACTACAACTATATACAAAGGAGTTGATAAAGGAGATGTGTTGACTGAAAAGAGAACTAGAAAAAAAGGTATCTTGCCTAGAACACAGACTACTAGTAATGATCAATTGATGAATGAAAAGTCAAGAAGCTCAAATTTGATTTATAAAATTGACAATAAACTAAAAAGAAAAAAATAAATATCATGGCAATTACAAAACCAAAAGACGGAGATCCTAAAAAACCAAAAGGAACTACCAAAGGTGCTAAGATGAATATCTTCACAAAGAAGCCGTACAAAAATCCAACAACGAATGCAGAGCAGCAAGCTAACGATGACTTCATGGACAAAAGAAACCGTCGTCAGATGCGTACAGCAGTTGGAGCGACAGCTTTAGGTACAGCAACTGCTTTGTTGAATACTCCAGGTGGTAGACGATTAATGAAGAAGACAGGCCAGGCTGTGGTTGGTGGTGTTAAAAAGGGAGTTACTGCTCTTAAGAACATCCGAGGTACAGGTGAATACGTTTCTAATCCTGAAACAGGAAAGATGGATCGTGTAAAGAAGCCGACTGCTAGATCAATGCGTAGAGCTGAAAAAAAATCTAAATAAAAATGCCAAGAAATACTCTTGCAGGTAAAGGTAAAGGACGATACAATGAAGATACAGGACGTGATTACGAATACGATAAACAGTATCAGAAAACTACTGTACGGAAAAAGTATCGAGCCGAGCTTAACAAAGCCAATCGAAAAGCAGGAACCTACGGTAACGGTGACGGATACGATGCGTCCCATAAAAAAGATGGAACCATTACTAAAGAAAAGCAAAGTAAAAACCGTGCAAGAAACGGAGCCAATAAAAAAACCACGAAAAAATAAAAGCCATGAAAAAAATGATCAAGGAAAAAAAGACAGGAGAAATGTACTCTAGCAAAGCTGCAATGATGAAGCATGAAAAAGGTGAGTCAATGAAAGAAATGATGAAGGAGTACGGAAAAACCGCTGCTAAGAAAAAAGTGGCTATGAAGGCAAAGAAGAAGAAATAAAGATACTAACGGGGGTTAGTGGGTTATATGCGAATCATGTAACATCGAAAGGGTACGAAAGTACCCTTTTGTATTTGACGCTCTTTTGATTACATTTGCTGTATGACAGGTCAAGAAATAAACAGGCTATTCGAGCAGCAAATCGGTCAGACATATTCTGGTATCGAGGACATTGCTAAGAAGAACAGACGGTTTCAAAGGGCATTGATTGATGCCATTGAAGATAAATATGGCAAGTATAGCAGCGATCAGCAGTACGAGGAGCTTGCTACGTTTATCAGGACTGAAGTTCCATTCACACCGTCCGTAAATATAGTTTCACTAACTACCAATTCTATAAACCACATCCTCTCTGCTAAGGCTAAATACCTTAAGCAGATAGAGGATATGGTTGTGGTGGGTGCTAGTAATAGCACACCAATAGTAATCGAGACGTTTAATGCTACAAACATAAGACGTGGTGATATCATTAAGATATCAGGTATCCAAGGTAATGTAGCAGCTAATGGAGAGTTTTATGTACTTCCATTGAATAAATTTAAGTTCGCATTATATTCAACTCCTGGTACAGCAAATCCTGTAGCAGGGTCTGGTACATATGTACAGTCGTTTAATGTATTATTCCAAAGAGTATACTACAACTACTGCCAGATGGTTAAGGCAGACGAGAAGATCAACTCATGGAAGAGGGCTACGGTTGCATTTCCATTGTATGAATATTCTGAACAATTCGCTAAGTTTTATCCTAGTAATGATACAGAGGGATATCCTGTTGAGGTAACTATGAACTTTGTTTTATCTAATGTGGTATACTTTGACCTAGCAGATAATCAAATAGACTATTTACTAACATACCCTGAAAAGTTCATCTACAATGTAATAAACTTTGCTGCTAGAAGCTTCGATCTATCATTTAAAGACTACACAGCAGCTCAGGTTGTACAACAAGACATACAGATTAATCCATGACACGTAAACAATATATTGACATCCTCATGTCGGACCTTGTTGGAGGGGATATGTTCGATGAGATGCATTCTAGTATTCGATTAGTTGGAGGCTTGTTAGAAATAGCAAGAGAGAAGACTATTGTTGCATATATCACACAGAAGAAGACAATCCCTGCACAGTTGTTCCAGACTACATATCCAATATTTAGAAAGGATGCACAGTATGATGAATGCTTCACCGTATTCAACCTTCCATCGCCAATCATCCAGCTAGATGCTAGTAAGGATAGTATTGGATATATCGGAGGTATGAATGGGACTACACCTTATATAAGGTCACACGACCAGTCTGACTACGCTAACAGCATGCAGCATCCTATCATGGCTAGTATCGCAAACAGAGAACCTGTATGCGTGTATGTGCCTGAATTTAGTCTAATACAGATTAATAAGACCCCAGGTAACCTGCCTAAACGTATCATGGTTAGTGCTGTGTTTGTGGATCCTACAAAGGTTCCTGAATACAACGAGGAGATTGACGACTATCCTATCACACAGGATATATTCTCAATGGCTAAGGACTACATGTTACAGGTGGATATCAAGCAATTACTAGCAACAACTACAGATCCTAAGAATAAGCGATGAAAAGAGGAGTCTTAACACCAGTTAGCCTGAAGGCTGTTATAGCATCGGCAAAACAGAATTTAAGGATTGCTACCACTACGGAGCATGACTTGATGCTATATAGACTAGCAGATGAGTGTATAAGCCAGATAGGGACGCTAGATGGATTCGTTAAGATGACTCGATGCTTTGATATCGAAGACTATAAGTTTGAACTTCCTGAAGGGTTTATCCGTCCAATAGCAATCCGACTAGTTGGAACGCAGACAGACGGTGTTGCAGGCAATGTGTTGTACTTTAACCAGGACTTCTTGCGTCAGTGCGACTGCGAGGATACTCAGTTTAGAAACTATTCTGACCTACAGGCTACAGGACAGTTGTCTGACGGGTACTGGGTATTTAATACTGATATCAATGCTACGCAGGCTGTGATGTCGTACTACGGACGTAACCTAGACGAGGACTGTATGATGGTAATGTATGAGCAGCAGGAACGTGCTGTGCGTTCATATCTATGCTGGAACTTCACTAGGATATTCTATGACCTATACCCACGTGATGTCCGTGCTGAATACATGGCCGAATGGACTGCTCAGAGACGATATCTTATCGGTGAGTCAGTGCAACGTGACTTCAGAAATAAAAGACAACAGATCGGCTCTATCGTGAGCGCAATTATAAGCAACCATAATTTCTCAATCTAATGGCTAATGTTCAGATAAGATCATTCGGTGGACTCAATACAGACACCCATGTACAGGACTTGCGTAACGGTGACTACCCTGATGCAAAGAATATTGATCATGTCAGTTCTGTTACGGGTGAGTCGGTTGCTGTTACCCCACGTATGGGAAATGAATATGCGTTTGAACTAGGAGAGGTACTAGAGCAAGATAAGAGGTATGTAATAACATTTCCTGAGATAGAACCTGATGGTGGATATATATTACAAGTAAATAGAGCTGACCAAATCAATCCATTATTTCCAGCAATAGATGTACCTCTATATTTCGGAGATCCAAATATAGCACCTGGGACACAAGCTGCAACAGCAATACGAGATGCATTCGCAAATGCTAGCTATTTTGTAGATGTTGTCCCTGCTTCTAGTGTTTACCCTTCATTAATAGGAACTAATACACTACTAATTACCCCTGCGTCTTATAGTCCATTCCTTCGTTTATATGACTACTTCATAATATCAACAGGTGCAAATAGTCTACTAGTAGATGTTATACAGGAGTCTATAAGCCCATCTAGGACAGGAAAGCTAGAGGTTATTGGTAGTAAAGATTTACTAGGAGACCTTTTTATTATTTCATCATGTAAACGGGATAAGCCTTTTGATATTGAAATACTATACATCGATGTATTAAATGTTGCAGGTGTCTCTACATTAGTCGTTTATCCAAATATTATAAACGAAGTAGTTGTAGATGGTTCGGAGGTATACATAACAGGAGTAGAAGGTATTCCAGAAGCGAATGGAGTATTCATTATAACTGTAGCGCAAATTCCTCAAACAGGCGAAACAATATTTATATTATTTAATTCATTCGCTGTATTAGGTCAGACATATGTCCAAGGTACAGGCACAATGACATTTAATAAGTTTGGTATGGGAGAAATAGGTGTCGCACAAAAAGACATCTCGTCCAATACTTGGAAGTACACTAGATTGCTTCGTTCTAAGCAATTAAATTTATTCACATACCATCAGTGCGACGTACAGGGAGAGAAGTCATCGTATGACAATACTATATATTTTACAGATAACTATAACGAACCTAGGTTGTTTAACTACCTTTTAGATGAAGAATACGTTGAAGACGGAGCTATTAAGATACTACACCCTAACATTGGAACATATTCATATGCAAACATATCTAACCAAGTAAGACATATACTAGGTCAGGGATTGTTTAACATAGAGCTAGTGTCTCAAACTATAGGTGGTACGTTATCAGTAGGGAACCACGTCTATTTCGTAAGGGGTGTGCTAAGTGACAACTCGTACACAGACTGGTCATTACCATCTAGGTTTGTTTCTGTCTATACAGAGAGTCAACCACCTGCGTATAAGATAAAGGGTAATGCAGCAGGAGATCAGTCAGGAAAGACAAATAACATAAGGATTACTAACATTAACAGTAGCCTATACAAAAGCATAGAGGTTGCCTGTATTATAGTAAATACGATAGGTATTGATTCGTCTATATATGGAATCATAGGTGAATATCTAGTAGATGGAACTAATACTACACTAGACATAAGTCATAGTGGAAGAGAGAACCCTAGACTATTTAATCAGGATGAATTGGGTGTACAAACAGAGAACTATTCAACAGCTAAGAATAATCTGATTATAGATAACAGGTATTACTTATCGAACCTGAAGACAATAAAATACGATGTCAAAATATTAATAGACAAAATAAAATATTCACTTAAAAAGAAAGTAATAACAAGGCCAGTTCAAGTAACAGGGGCAAGTAATGGATTTGGATTTGGAGGTCATCAAGACCCAATAAATATCTATTACTATACTGGTTACATGATAAATGAGACCTATAGGATCGGAGTTAGGTTTACATTTAAAAATGGAGACATCACACCTGTCTATAAGATTTCTGATATTACTATAGATACAAATCAATCATCATCTGATAATAAAAGAACATCGGGACTAACAGACTATGACTTAGTATCACCAGGAACAGGCCCAGGGGGGACAGATGAAAATTTAGTTCCTTATATAGAGTTAGACTTTTCTAATGTATACAATACATTGATAAATGAATATTTAGCTAATGATATTATTGATAAGATTGAAATATTTAGGGTTGAGTTAAATGAAGCCAATGAGACAATTACTGGATGTGGAATAGCAGTACAACAAATAGATGCAAACATTGGATTTGGTCTATATGAGGTACAGATATCACCTACATTAGGATCGTTTGTATATGAAAAGATTCCTAATAATATCACAACTAATAACGAAGGATATATAGCGGACTATCCATTTATCAGTAATAATAATAATGATATACAAAATGGATCACCGCAAAATTATTTTAGTATCTACCTAGCCGAATCTATGGTAAATATCGTAGATGGAGTACCATACAATAAAGATATAGGAGCAGGAGATACAATAATAAATTACGGACAAGGTGTTATAGGAAAGGGATATGTAATTACTAATAATGTAAAAGAAGATGTTAATATAACTGACTCAAAACTTATTCCTCAACTAGGATCTGCATTATTTGTGCAGGGGACAGGTGCAAACACATTTAATTCGATATCATATAAAAACTGGGGGTGGGCTGGATTTACCCAATCTGCACTACCTACAGTATTGAATGTAAGTAATTTACACTCAATGGGTGGATATGATGTTACGTATGGGGGAATTGGAGGAAGTAACTATACATTTACATATAATAATCAATTTGTAGCATCATATTTTGTGCCTTTTGGTGGTATATCAAATATTACTTTCTTTAGTTATTTTAATACTGACGCTGCTAGTAGTGGTGTAGGTATAACAGTAGAAGGAAATGGTAATGATGCTGTTATATTTAAATTAACTCCAGGCAGTTGGGTCAGTGGAGCGTTCTTAACCATTAACGGTTCAGGTAATGTAGGGACATTTCCTCCACCAGGAAGTGCGCAACCAGTTATATTTTCAACTGACATATTCCAAAGCCCAGCTAGTTATGTAGTCCAAGTGCCAAGCCCTGGAGGAGGTTTGCCGAGATTGGATCCATTTAAAGTAAACCCTACAGATAAAGATCATGGATTTAGGATTGTACAAATAAAAAAGAAGCCTAGTACAACACAGCAATATTCAGATAGTGGTCTAGATAACTATGTTTACACAGGGGCATATATATACCAAAACAATGTCACTAAGATTGATGTATTTGGTGGGGATACCTTCACTGTTAATCCATACTTCAAGCATATAACACGTATCAAAGCTATTAACAATCCTGGTACGTATCCAACAGCTGCTCAAACAATAAACCTAACGCTACAATCAAAAGTCAATAATTATTTAATTGACGATAGCGATGGTAGTAAAATATATCCATACAGCTATGGACCAAATAACTTCGGAGCCTGGGAGAATACAGAAATAACACTAGATTCTAATCCATACAACAACGGTTACTCACTTAATAACTTACAGGTTGGATACAGGTCTGGTGAGATAAACAATAAAACAAAAACATTAAATACTAGGATAATTTACTCTGACAATAAGCCACAAGGCTCAATAACAAACAACTACAGAAGATTTGGCCCGTTTTCATTGAGAGACTTAGATCCATCATTCGGCCCAATAGAAGACATGAAGGTTGTTAACGGTGAGTTGTTTACTCTACAGACTAAAAAGTTCCAAAAGCAGTTTGTAAATACCAGAGGTACATTATCTGTAAGTGATGGTTCTCAGGTTGTACTAGGGGACGCAGGTGTATTATCTAGACCAGGTTTAACTATAACTAGCTACGGATGCTCAGACAAGTGGTCATCGTTTCTAGGTAAGTCTGCTGGAGGTGATGATACATTGTATTGGTATGACTCAATCAACAAGAAGTTTATGCGCTTTGGTGCAGATGGAGCCGTGCCAATCTCTGACAGAACAAATATTAGAACGCTAGCTAACGATGGATTTAAGTGGGTAGTTAACTACCAAACTCCTGCCGACAACTATGGTATTCATGGTATATGGAACCAGCGTATTAACGAGGCTTCATGGACATGTCGTGCGTATAGAAAGCCAGACGTTATTTGGGAGCCATTAACGGCCATTGCTGAAGGAAAGTTGGTTATAACATACGATACAACTAATACATATGGATTCGAGCAGTTTCCAATACTATACCTATGTATCCAGAGTAGTGAGTTTAATAATGCGCTAAATCCAGGAGTGGATCCAGGATGGGAGGAATATTATACACCGATTCCATTTGATGACATTGAGTACTATAGTTTAAGAACTATTGTATGGAGTGAAGTTAAGAATAGGTTTATAATTTCTGAAGAGACACCTCATCCAAGAATTTATCTTCAGTACAAGGACACTTTCTTGTCACCATCTCCATCTAGTAATTCTAATCAGATATACGAGCATAATGAAGGAAAGTATCTAGAGTGGTATATGTCTAGCTCAGGTGGCCAAATTGAAGACGGGTATATAGACATTGTCTTTAATATTGACCCTAACACTACCAAGCACTTCATATCGTTGATATGCAATACAGAAATTGCTCCGTATAAAGTAGAGGCATTTACAAAGAATCACACGACACTAATAAACCCAGTGGAGTTCTTAGAGCAGCTAGATCAGTACGTAGCTCCAATACCTAACAACTTAGATAATGGTAGCACAGGTAATGATAATACGTTCTTGTATGGCCAGTGGATAAAGGTTAGGTTTCATTATCAATCTGGTGTGTTTCAGAGACTAACAAATATGATATTGAAATTTAATCCGATGGCAAGGCTTTGGAATAGTTAACTATATTTGTAACAATAAAAAATAAATATCATGTCAGCAGCAGGTGTAGCAAGTTTAGTACTAGGTGGTATAGGGATGACCTATGGATTGGTCATGGATGCACAAAGAAGGAAAAAAGCTCAAAGAGCATTAGACCGAATGGGGAAAAGACCTCAGCTTACAACCCCTAAAGAGGTATTAGCTGCATATCAAAATAGATTAAACAGATCAAAACAATACCAAGGTTTTACAGACGCTGAAAGAAATCGAAGTAGACAAGATATAGCATCAACTAATGCAGGACTAGCAAAACAAATGCAAGGAATGGGCGGTTCTGCTCAAGCAATACAAGCAGGATTTGCGAACCAAAATGCAAGAGCTAATGTACAAATGGCAGCTGAATCAGCTCGTATGAACAGGGCAGGCCAAGCTCAAGACTTAAATGCAGCAGATGCTTATGCAACTGATATCGGTAAATACCAAACAGCTAACGAGCAGGATGCAGGTCAAAAATATGATCAGCAGGTTGCTAATTACGGTAATGTAATATCGGAATCTTATAAATCTACTAGAGATACTATATCTGGTCTATCAGGCTTGGCACTACAAGGTGGAATGGGTGGTGTTGGTCTTGGTGCAGGCATAGGTCAAGGATAATAAAATCGAATTATAATAAAATTCAATAAGTCATGGCAGAAGAAGTTACAGCAGCATCTATGGGAGAGTCTATAGGTCTAGGATATAGAGCTAAAGATATTACACCTCAGCTTATGCAATTCCAGGCTGCTGACCTTGCAAGAAAATCTCAGGAAAGAGCTATAGCGAAAAAAGAGAAGAAGCTTGAGGGAGATAAACAACTTGAGAGAATTGTGCCATATGAAATTAAAAATCTCAATAAAAAAGTTCAAGATGATGCCAATAAATATATGGCAGGAGCTAGAGAAAGAATAACAGAGAGAGTTCAAGAAGATGATATGGAAGGTGCTACGAAAGAATTTGTAGCAATGGCCCAGTACATGAATCAACTAGAAAAAGAATCTGCTGGTTTTGATAATATAAATTTGAAGAATCAAGATCCAAGCAACCTTGTGATCGAGGATGTAGCAGAATGGTCATCAAGTACCGACCCTGCTAAAAGAAGGCCAACACAGACACAAGTTGAGCAATGGAATTCATTAGGGATACCATACGATCCAAAAACAAATACGATTGACTATAGAGGCATTAAAGTAAGAAACGATCTTGCTGAATTTGAAAACTACAAGCCAGACATAGAAGTATTTAGACAAAACAAAATAGATCCTATTATAAGGCAACAGGCAGATGTAAAAGGACAATTGTCACAAGTGACTCAAGTATATGTGCCAAATGACGATATGTATAACGCACATAGAGAAAGAATGATATCAGATAATGATTTCGTTGCTAATGCTGTCAATAGAATTTCTAGAGATAGAAAAATGAAATATGGCGATCTAGCCCTAGAGACACAGAAGCAAATGATTCTTAATGACCCTACACTAGATGGTAAGGTGACCTATGAAATGGTTAACAAGCAGATAGTTAGAGATGATTACGACAAAAATCATAAAGCTAAATGGATCATGGAGCATACTGTTGATGAGAATATGAATCCTGTTCCAAAAGCAACACCAGGGCCTAGACCTCCTAAGGACACTGATCCTAAGCCTAATCCAACAGCTATTTTAGGAGGCGAGCATGTGGGACCAAATGTAAGGAACACAGTTAAAATATATTACCCCAAAGTTTCTGGTATGTCAGATGCTAAAATAATAAAAGCATATAATAAATATAAAAGTGATCCTAATTCACTTACTACAGAAGAAAAGAAAATGCTACCTGGATTTAAAGCCTTAGATAAGGCAGGTGCAGAAGTGGCTCATTCTAGATATCCAACAGCGCAAGTATCACAAACAAATGACGTTCTTACTATACCAAGTAGTCCAAATAAAAAACTACAAAAGATAGATGAGATATATTACAATCAAGATAAAGACCAATACTACGCTAAGATGTCATCAACAGTAGCTGGAAGTGGATCATCGCTTATAATGTTTGAATTAGACGTGCCATTAAAAATATCTGATCTTAATCATTTGAAAAATGCAGCAGTAAAAGACAAAGGATTAGAAGATGCATTAATGCAAATAGACGGTAATTCAAAAAATTACAAAGTTAAAGGATACGGAACTATAGATGAATGGATTGCAAGAAAATCTGGAGGAGGATCTAGTGGAGCATCAACTGGTACTAGTAGCAATAAAAAAATAACCAAAGCTGAATTCGATGCCGCTTTTGCGAAAGAATTAAAGAAAGATCCAAATGCTGACCGTGCTAAGTATAAGCAATTTTTAAAAGATCAAAAATATCAATTTGCATTTTAATATAAGGAATCATGGATGATGAAGAATTAGTATTGCCAAGCATGGTTGACTATAATAATGGCGAAGAAGATGGGCTTCCATCTATGGCAGGATCATATAAAAAACCACCTGCTAAACCAAAGCTTCCTGCTAATATGAACCCCCAGCAGGTTAAGAGATACTTCTCAAATGCAGGTGTGACATTGACGGACACACAGACAAGAGATATAGCTGGCATGGTTAGCGGTAAGTCGATGGAAGAAGCACAGGCATTGACTAGTAACTACCTTAGACCTAAGCTGGAGTCTAGTAGGATACCATCATCGTTTCAACCGATGCAGCAAGAAGAGCAATCTATGCAAGAAGAATATCCACTTGTAGCTGCACCAAAAAAAGAATTACCTGACTTCACACTCAATACAATAGGAAGAGAGATAGCTAGGCCAAAGTCAGAAGAAGAGATAAATCTGAATATCTCTCAGACGATGATTGATGAATATAAAGCTGCTGATAAAGACCTTGAGTGGATATTTGATGCAATTGATAATGGGAAAATTCCAGGAGCTGAAATATCAGCAGTTGGTAATTATTTGGGACAAGCTCCACTAGAAAATAAAATACTAGGATTATCAGGAGCAGAGATTGCTAAATTGACTCAACCAGAAAAAGAACAATTAAAGATAGCAGTTAGAAGAAATCATTCAGCGAAAGGTACTGTTGATTTTATATCAAGCTACGCTACGATAAAAGCATTACAAGAAGAGTCTACAAAGAATATGTTTAATCTGACTACTGAGGTCACTAAAATGTTAAAAGACCCACAGGCAGACAAGGCTCTATTGAAAAAGAAGCAGGATGAATTATACGACCAGATTATAATCAATAGGGTATCTAACGAGGTACAAGAACCTTTTCAGAAAAAGCAACATAAAAAAGATGTACAATTCGCCTCAGACTTTCTAGATAGTATGCCAGCTGGATATAGAGCTGCTGTATTTTTAGAAAGTAATGTAGAGGATCTTTATGGAATGGCATTATCTCTAGCTAATTCAGTTGCGGAATCCATGACTGGACCTGGAGCATTTGTATTTGACGATCCTAAATATAACGAAAAACTAAAAAATAATCCAGACCCTATAGCTGTAGCTGTAAAGCAATTTGTTGTAAATAGAAAAAAAGAATTAGAAGACTATAAGAAATCAAATCCAATAACAGCACTAGCATCAGAGGTGAGTATATTGGATGGATTAAATGCTGCAAACGGAGGCCATGCTGTTGGGCAATTAGTTTCTAGTATGGGAACGGTTATAGCTGCTACATATAGAGGTGGTCCTGTAGGAGGTTTTATGGCAGGTTACGGTATGATGTTTGGCGACCTTAAAGATGATGCAAGATTAGCTGGATTTGAAGAAGATGAAGCAGAGATATTCGCTAAAACGGTAGCTATTGGATCAGGTTTTCTTGAATATCTTCCTGTCCAAGGCTTGCTAAAAGGATGGGAAAGAGAGATGCTAAAGAATAGTACAAAGCAATTTATTAGATCTCAGACAAAAGCAGGTGTTCCTAAAGCAGAAATAATTAATAGTTTATTTAAAAAAACATACGAATCTGCTCAAAAGGCACTTGTAAGAGGAATACCAGAAGGAACTACAGAGGTATTGCAAAATACACAGGAACAGGTAACTAAGTTAGCATTTAACGAATTCGTAAAAGATAAAGAAGATCCAGGATTCCAGATTCCTACAATGGCAGAATTTGGCAAGCAATCAGTTGAACAATTTGTACTAGGTATGTTCGGAACTGGTGGTATATCTGTAGCTGGAGATGTGATATCAGATAATCAATCATACGAAAAGATAGCATCAGCTGCCATACGAGATAATGAAGCATTTAATAACTTGAATCTTGTTGCAGATGGATTACTAACGTCTGGAAAGATAACACAGCAACAACGAGATAGTTTCGTTGAGAATCTAAAGATAGCTAAAGAGGCAAAGGCTGCTATACCAAAATACATAAAGGACGATGCCGTAAGACAGCGTTCTATAGAACTGATACTAGACAAGAAGCGAATAGAAACTGACATGGCTACCGCAGACCCTAGTATGTTAGATGGTTATAGAGCTAGGTTAATATCGATACAAGCAGAATTAAAGTCTATAGCTGACCAGAAGTGGAAGGCTCCAGCTAATCCTGTACTGTTCGAATCTGTCGCTGGACTAGAGGCTATGACAAAAGCTTTAGTGAGTAACTCATCAAAACAGAATGCAGCTGGAACATTTGTATCTACTGTTCAATCAGGGAAGGGATTTATAAGTAACTTAGTTAGTTCATTAGAAAATAGTGAGCCTATACCTAAGAATAAGGTTGAAAGAACTGTAAATGCTTTAGAAACACTAGCAAAGTCATTTTCATCAGCACCTGTAAAAACTGAATTAACAGAGAAGGCTGCACAGCAAGCTCAGGAAATAGCAGACCAGCTGAAGTCATATAGCTATATAGAAGAGACTGTAGAAGAGAAAATAATCCCAGGTCTAGACATAAGCCTAGTAGCTGATCGTATTGCTTTAGGTGTTCCTATAGCTGACCTAGACTTTATGGGTGATGTTCCTGCTGATATACAGGAGACATACCAAGGCATAATGAATGGTGATGAAATATCATCTGATGATGCTAACAATGTACAAGAGGTTCTTTATTCGAAGTATAATGAGCTATCTGATGTAAAACAAAGAATACAGGATAAGCTTGAGAACACCACTAGTAAAGAAAAGCAACAGAAGTTAACTGAGTCCATAGAAGCTATAAGTGAGATCCAAGCGAAACTAGGCGAGGATATCACCATGCTTGATAGATATAAAAAAGAAACACGTATCAACGAGGAGGCTACTGGACTGAAACCTGAATCTAGGACAAAGCCTGTAGTAAAGCAAGAAAGACAACAGAAGCAAACGCAGCAGGAACCAACTGAAAAACAAGGAAAATTATCTGAACAGGAGTTGGCAGAGATGGAGTACGACTACTCTAATCCATCTGAGTCTGTTACCAGTATGATCGACGAGCAGGCTGATGCCTCTAAGATATACAAGCTTCTTAATAATGCTATAAAGTTCATTAATAAGATAGCTCCCAATGTAAAGATATACGTACATTCTACATCACAAGAATTTTATGATTCTGTATATTCTACGTCAGGGGCAAATGAACATAATCTTACTGACGATGCAGCTTTTGTGATGGGTAATAATGGCAAGCCTAAGGCAGTCCATTTTAACCTAGAGACAATGCTAGGTAAGAAAGATCCTAAGGAAAGGGCAGAGGCTATACGTACGTTTGCACACGAAGCGATGCATGTTGGTTTGCATACTATATTTGGTAACGACCAGAAGCTATTCAAGTCATTCCAAGGTAAACTAAGCAAGGTATTAGAGTCAGCTGATTTAGCTTCCTTAAATGACTTTATTGAAAACTATAGAGATCCTAATAAAGAGGATGTCACAGCCGAAGAGTTCCTAGCGGAGCTTGGAGGTATGATGTCGGCAGAGGGAAGAAAGATACCTAAGCCTATCCTTTCTAGAATTGCTCAGTTGATTAACAACACAATTGTATCAGCTGCTAGAAAGCTTAAAATATCTGTAGATCCGAATCTATTGTTTAAGAACACGAACGATACGAATGATGTCATTGACTTCTTTAACACAATGGCTGAGTCTACACGTACAGGAATCGTACAGGGTGTTCAAGGTAAAGCAGAGCCTTTATTAAAGCAACAAACAAAAAATATTGTAACTGAAAATGAGCAAGTTGCAGTAAGTAGACCAAGGAGAACACCTGAAAAAGAAGAATCTAAAAATATAAATACTATTTTTGAAGAATCAACTGTAAAGAAAAATGAAACAGCAAGAAGAATCAAAGAGCAGCAAGAAATTGACAGACGACCAGATAGAAGAGTTGAAGACTTACCCAAGTTATTGGAGAGTTACATTAGCAGAAGCAGCGGTACGAGGGGAATCGATAAAAGAGACGTACGAGGAACTAAAAGACTTGGAGGGCTTACTGTAAATACTATTGCAGAATATACACTTGATAACAAAATAGATGAAGGGATCAAAAAAGCATTCCCTGATTTTATGGGTGTTCAAAAGGTATATGAAATTACTGATGGTGTTGCGTATAAGAAATTAATGATTAATTCATTAAAAGACAACAAATTTGCAGCAGCTGTAACGATACATACTCCAGAAGAATTCAATGACATGAGAATGTTTGTCACTGAAGATGGAAGTACAGGTGTTACAATAACAAAAGATGGATTCCTAGGAGGAGCATTTTCATCGCCTACAAGACCAAAAAATGTATCTCAATTACTAATACTTGGTATTAAAGAAGGGGCTTCAACAGCAGAATGTTTTGATACTATATTACCTAATTATTATGCTGATTTTGGATTTAAAGCAGTATCAAGAACTGCATTTAATGATGAATATAAGCCAATGGTTGAGAATGGTAATACTACTAAAGATTGGGATTATGAAACATTCAAAAAATTTAATAATGGAAGACCAGATGTAGTATTCATTATATACGATGGCGGTAATAGAAATACAATTGAAGATAGAATTGGTCAGTTTCAAGTGTATACAACAGTAAATACTAATAAGGAGATAGTTGAAGTTGAAAAGGCTAATACAAAATCATTTGATAAAGATGGATACGACTCTGCCGAAGAGGTAATGAAGCAGCAAGCTGTAAAAAGACTTGAATATGATATTGAAAACAATGTAAATGAAACCACAACTACTAGAGCTAGAAGATCAGCACCAATAGAAGCAGATCCTGCTAAAGTTGCAAGTGAACAGATGCCAATGTCTGCTAGTAATATTTTATATAAAGACAGCGAAGAATTACCAAAACCAGAAAAGAAGGTAAAGAATGCTGCGGTTGCAATAGAATTGCAAAATGCAGCAGCTAATTATTGGGGAGGTTCTATTGTTACAAGTGATGATATAACACCTGAACAAGAAGAGTTAATAACTAATAATGGTATTCAAGAAGCAATAGATGCTCTTGAAGATAATGAAAATGAGAGTGCAGCCAATTGGTATTCAACGGCAATACAAGTAGCAATTGCAGTAGCAGGGGTCATTCATCCTGAATTAGTATCAAGAGCTAGTGCGATGAAGTACGAAGTCTTTTCTAAAGAAAAAGATCCTGAAGGAGCTGCTAGAATGGCCCTAAGAATGGCATTAGCTATTACATCACAAAATTTAAATGTTGATGTAAATACAAAATATGCAGAAGAGCAATTCGACTATTTTAAAAAGAATGGAAGATTTAATTCTAAAAAGAAATATGGAGCGAAAGCCCCTGCTATTTCATCCAATCTAGAACTAGCCAATACCATCATAGATAAGATGGGTCTTAATGCTGCGGAAGAGTTTATCTCAAAAGGATTTACTGTAGCTGATCTTGAAACTGCTTTTAAAGAAGCCACAGGAAATAAAGTAAAGATATCAGGGTTAAGAAATGATGATGTAAATGGAGCAGCTATTTTTGGTCCAAAGATTGGTCAAGGATTCTTACAGAACCTTATGGGTAAATTTGATCCTGTAACCATTGATTTATGGATGAGAAGGACATGGGGTAGATGGACAGGTGATGTTGTTGGAGATGGTGTTACAGAAGATCGTATGGCAAAGCTATATATGACTGTAACGCAAGGCATTAAAAACAAAGAATTAAATATCAAATTACCAAAAGAATTTAAAAAACATAAGCCAGTCCAAGTAAAAAATGAAAAAGGTGAGTTGAATTGGACAATGGACGATAAGTTCACATTTGATAGAGAGAATGATCTAGACTTTGTTGCTGCATTAAATTCGATATCAGATGAAATTAGATTAATTGCAGATAATCACTATAAGAATATACATTATATCCCAATGTCAAAGGAGATGTATGCTAAGTTCTTGTCTGGAGAGATGTCATATGTTCAAGCATCTAATAAATTAAAAGCACTTAATGAGCGTCAAAAAGAAAAGTATAAAGTATACGCAGCAGCTCAGAAAGCAAAAGGATTAAAGCCATTAGCGCAAAATGATAAAAAAGTAAAAGATGGCGAAACTATAAAAGGTTGGATATCTTTACAAAATGAAAAAGATGGAAGGACATTTATTCCAACCAATGAAGAGATAAGCGCAAAGAAACCAGAATGGGGTAATGCAGCTAAGAATATTATAATGGATTTAAATCCTATAGATATTCCTAGTAACCAAGACCGAAGAGTCATAACACGTGTAGTAAATAATATACGCAAGGGTCTTGTTGAAAGAGGTTATGACGTAACAAATGCTGACGTACAAGCGATATTATGGTATCCAGAAAAAGATATCTGGGCGAAGCTACGTGGAGAAGAACCATCAAACTTAAAATTATCATATGACAAACAATTCATCGAAATCGCAACAGACAGAGGGCTTGGAGAGCAAGCCGAAGCAGTCGCAAAAGAGATTAGAGGTGGAGGAGCCGAGCGAACTAGCACAGCACCTGACCAAGGACCAAATGGAGGTGTTCGTGGAGTCGCTAATGCGGAGTCAACGACAAGGGCAAGGAGAACCCAAGTAAATGTCACAGACCAGATAGCGCAGTTAAGAGAGCAGGAGCAGGCTGAAAATGATGCTACCGATCCTAATGACGAAGCGAAGCTGAAAGAGATATACGACAGGTACGATAAGTTAATCACTCCGTTGCTAGAGCAAGAGAAGGGGCAAGCAGAACCTTCCACTAGAGCTAGAAAGTCAACATACAATGAGTATAGCCGTGATAACCCTAAGATTATAGAATTAAATGAAGAGGGTTTAGAATTAGAGCAGATTACTCCTAATGTAATTGTTGATAATATTAGCAGACTTCAAATGGAAAGGGCTAATAAAAACAGCAGAACATGGGAAGTAACTACTGAAGTTGATGGAGATGTTGTGTTTAAAGGGTCATTAAAAGCTGCTAAAAACTATATAGAAGACGAGAATTTAATTACAGGAAAGGTTCAATATAGAGAGGATGAACCTACCACCAGAGCCAGAAGGACTCAGTCTAGCCAACAGTACTACAACACAGCTAGGGCTACTGATCAGGGTACAAAGGCAGACCGTGACAATCAGGTTAAAATATACGACAAGGCAAAGGCATTCTTAGATAATTTTTACGCTTCAGGTGGTATAAAAGATGACGAACACGAGGCATTGTATATCGGCCTATCAGATGATGGAATTGATCTAAATCCTAATGACCTTTTCCAATTAAGGTTTGACATAAAAGAGGGCAATAGACCTAAGTTCGGTGAGAATAAAGGCGGTCAGGGATTCGCTCAACAAGAAGGAACAAAGACTAGAAAGTCAAGTGTATTAGATAGAATTAAAACAAAGCTTGAGAAACTAGGTTCTGACAAGAGCTTAAATCGTAAGATTATAAACAAGCTAAAAGAGTCATTACACTACACGGTACAGAACCAAGACGATGCTATGAGAATAGCTCAGATGGTTGTAGACGAGTTCGGTGGTATCGATGGACCTCAAGATGTACAAGATCTGTATGACCTTTCAAACGAGTTCTCTGGTGCTGTTAAAACATTCATAGTAGGTAATGTGCTTAATGAGGCATATAAACTAGCTAAGAAGGCAGCAAAGGGGTCCGCAGAGCAGTTGAGGTATCAGCAAATTATAAACAGTTCGTCATCATTACTAGCAGAACGTGCTAGAGAAAATGGTCGTGAAATTGCAGCATTGTATAAGCTATATCTAAATAGCCCTGAGGGTATGTATACCATTGAGGCGAAGAAGTTCTTACAGGACGTTGAGGCTGCATTTACGGATAAGTCACAAAAGGCAAAGATAGACGCACTAATAAAAGAGTTGAAGGATGCCAAGGCTGAGGCAGCTAGACTAGCTTTAGAGGTTGATGCGGTAAGAGCTACTATAGCAACTGCTACAGGAGGCCCAGTAACAACACCACCAAAGCCAGGGAAGCCGACAACACCAAAGCCACCTAAACCACCGAAGCCTCAGACGACACCTGCAACACCAACACAAGAAAATCTTAAGAAGGAACGCTCATTGTTTCAGCAGCTTAAGGATAGATTAAAGGCACTAGGAAACACAAGAGCTAGGAGACAATATCCTGCTGGTGTGGATGCTGATGTGGTAGATATCCTAGCTGAAATAGCAAGGGTGAATTTTGAGAGAGGTATATTTGATTTCTATGATATCAAGGATGCCATCGCCAAAAAACTAGCTAAAGACAATATGAGTATTTCTGATGCTCATTACACTGAGATGTGGAATGACATCTGGAGAGAGGCAGGTAACGCACAGATAGCATACAACGCTGAGATATTAGCCAAGAGGATTGTATTCAAAACAAAACAGACGGCTCCAACCTCAGCACCGATGACCGATCCTATCAAGTTGATTAAGGACGAGTTGTTTAAACGTGCGACACAGGACATAAAAGATTTTGATGTAGAAAATGAGACTGAGTTCGATAAGCTAAGAAGGTTGTTGTACCACTACGGAACAATGACTAAGCCTATATGGAACGAGTCGAAAGCTGCTGTTGAAAGACAGATTGAAGCACTTGACCCTACTAAATATACAGATGCAGCTAAGGCAGAGTTGAGAAGAAAGCTAGATTCGTTCTTTAACGACACGATAGCGAACGCTCTTCCACGGTCAGAAAAAAAGATTACAGCTACGTTCGCAGAGGATGTAAAGGATAAGCAACTTAAGATACAGGATATTCTCCTTCTGCCTAATGAGACTATTGCATCAAACAGAGAAGATTTTGTAGCGGACTTGGTTGATAGATTAGTTTCTCAGACAGGGATATCATATTCTGACGCACAGGCTATTACCGAAGCGTTTACTAAGGAATACGATAAGCTTGCACAAAAGACAGCAGAGAAGGTACTAGCAAGGTCGGTTCCTAGAACCAAGAGTAAGGATAAGATACTTAAAAAGTCAAGTGCTGAAAGAGCATTCGAAATGATTAAGTACGGAGCCATCGACCAAAATGCATCGTTGACAGATAAGGATGGTAACTTAACCGACCTGAATGATTTGTTCTCTGACATCTTCGGTCTTCCAAAGATGAACCAAGAGATTCGTGATAACCTAAAGATATTCGCAGAACAGATTGCTAAGACAAAGCCGAATAGTATCCTAAGACAGCAGTTTTATAATGATATGATGTCATACATCGAATTCCAGAAGATAAGGGATTCACTGGCTGGAAGTATTATCCTTTCACAGATATATCATAATGTATTGTTTTCAATGGATACGATGGTGAAGGCATTCAACTCCAATGTTATTAATATGCCACATGAGTTCGTAACACAGGCTATTAGAGCAACATTTGAGGGGGATTTTAGATTGATTCCATTGATTGCAAAGTCATACTTTGGAAGAAAAGGAGAGAAGAATACTGAGGTTTGGTTTAAAGAAGGAATGAACAATGCTAAACTAACCCTAGCAGGGATGGTTGAAACAGAGAACTTCAATACAACAAATACAGCAGAAATATTATCTAAGCAAAATGAATCTCCTGCATTAAAAGCATGGGGTAAATACGCTAGAAAGTCTAACAGGTTCCTAGGGTCTATCGATACATTGTTTACATCGGCAGCAACAGGAGCAAGGATATCTGACTTATTGTATGATGAGATTAAATACCTAGCGAAACAAAATGGCATCACACTATCTACCAAACAGATTGCAGATACTGTGGCTAATATCCAAGGAGTTAAATTCACACCAGGTTTAGGCGATTCTCCAGTAGTAAAAGCAATTGCTCAGGCAAAGATTGAATTCACAGAGGCAGAACTTGATATCAATGCAAAGCGTAATGTAAAATTATTCAGAGCAAGGGTGATGGAGATTGTTAGAGAGGGTGCTAAAGACAGAGCAGCTGCCTATATCGTAAATAATGGATGGGCATCAGAACTAGATGGCGCACGTATCGATGAGATTATATCAACAGCAAAAGAACTAGCTAGTAAAGTAGGTTTGGTTGGTAACCCTCCAGGTACGTTTGGTATACTAGCTCATTTCCTTAAGTTACCAGGAAAGGCTATGCCAGGTTCTCAGGTTTTGATTGGTAATATGTTCGCTAATGCTCCGATGAACGCAGCAGAGAAGATCCTACAGGGTAATACGCTTATAGGAGGGATTGTGTTAATAACAAGATTGTTAAAAAATCAAAGAGGTCTCTTAAATTCAAATAAGGCAACATCTGAATTCTATACCAATGAAGGCATTCGTACAGAGATGTATGGAAGGGTAACATCCACCGTACTTGGTAGAGATGTTAACATGGAAAAGAAGGAGATGATCGTTCGTTATACCATGCTACAGGCTGTATTGGTTCCATTGTCAATATTATCAACCACTGCGATAGTAGGTGCGATAGGAAAGGCACTAGACGATGACGATGAGAGAAAAGAAGGAATACTAAAAGACGGCATCATGGCCGTAGGTAAGATAAGTGAGAACGAACGTCATATGCTATTCTTTGGAGATAAGACCGCTGAAGAAGGTAGTGAAGAGTTTAATGGGCAGTGGAAGAACCTTAAGACCTATGTGACAGGCCCTATGTATGGATATACAGATCCTGGAGCATATTCTAAGATGAGTGCCATGAAGTCTATGTATGGTATAGAGCCTTATTGCGTGTATAGTTATGGAAAACTAGTAACTAGGTATAATGACAACCCTTTACTAGCAGCTGTGTTTGGAAGTATAGGTGCAAACAACGACGTTGTATTGTTTAACAACAACCCAGAGAAACCTACAGAAACATGGACTCAGCAGATGATGCAGTCTTCATTCTTGCAACTAATGCTAGTAAAAGATCAGGCAGCTATTAAGCCTGTAATGGAGATAGCTGATGCAATTGGAGCGAAATCTTCATACAGTGCGCCAGGGCTAGAGGATATGGGAGACCGAGCGCAGTTATTATTTACTAAAAAAGTAAGTAATCTGATTAGCAACTTCTTCGTTGCAGCTGAGGTTAAGAACTTTAACCAAGACATGAAGTCATTACAGGGTATAGCAGGCAAAGATCCTAGGGAGTGGTATGATTTTGTAACATTCCGTGTTCCAGTCATAGAGAATATCATTAGAAAGGAAAAGACCGATGCATTTGACTTTCCTATCGAGGAGAAGACGAAACGTGTCCTTCCTGTTGGGACCCAAGGCTTGCTGTATGTTAGAGGTGCTGATGGTGTATTGCAATTCCCACAGGTAGACCAAATCATGAATGGCCCAGGAGGCAAGTATTATGCTATGTTCAAGAAGTACGACAACGACCAGTTTGACAAGCCAGGAATATTTAGTTATGTAGAGAGAGATCCTAATGATGAAGAAGGAGAAAGCAAGGTTAAGTCTCTTACACTAGAGCAAAAAAATCTAGTTCGTGACGAGTATAAGAAGATAATGAGACAGTTCTGCGACGACAGATATGACGAACTTAAATCAGGTATATCTAAAATGGAGTTTGATTTAGAACTGGATCAATTCTTAGCTAACTATGATGAGAATGAATCTGGCTACAAAGACTACATCCTTAAGAAGGTAATAGGTGAGAATGCGTTTATAGACGAGACTATAGATGAAAAGATTGAGGATAAAATAGATGAACAATTTAGGATTAGAGATTAACATTTGATTTATATCCTAAAATGCATATCTTTGGACACATCAATAGGGAAAAAAGGTGGCATTAAAGATCGATTTTTCATACGCACAAAGTAGTGATCTTAAGTCGATTGAGATTTACGACACTACGGGGATATATAACTCAACGAATAACCTTGGGGGTTGGGGAAATCCTAACCCCGAACTAGGTTCAGCAACGTCAGATGAGATGTCAATACAGGACACTAATGGTAGTGTAATATTTACAGTTCAGATGATTGGTACGCTTCCAAATGTTATTGACCAGCCTCAAATTATAACCAATGTCAACCTAGGCTTATCTCCATTACAGCAGATAACTGACGGACAGTATCAGTTTGTTAGAACAACAATAACTGATGGTGTAACATACACTAGAACACGTCGGGTATTTCTGATAGGGCAGTTACAATGCTGTGCTGACCAGATGCTAGATGGACAAGCCCCAGGCTGCTCTTGCGAGAGCGGAAGACTAACCAACGCTTCAATACTTCAATATACATTATTCACTCTCCGTAAGGCTTTCTTAAGCCAGAAGTTCGAGAGAGCAAACCAAATATTCGTGTACGCACAGTCGCTATGCGATCAAAAAACCTGTAAAACCTGCTAAGATATGTCTAACTGCGGAGGATGCGACGAGATTACCCTACCATTAGGACAAGATGGTGTAGATGGTAAGAATGCATTTACAAGAACAACATCACAATTTACACAGCCAGTACCTGGCTCATCTGTTTCCATAAATGTATCTACCCTAGGTCAGTTTTCTAATGCTTGGGCTAGTCCAGGACAGATTATATTTATCGTTGATTCATCAGGCAACGGAGGTTATTATCAGGTTGTTTCTATCACAGGTAATGACTCTATTACCATTACTAACCTAGGATATGCTAGTAACACATCTGATGGTTTACCTATTTTATCAGGTGCTAGTGTGTCACCATCGGGGCCAATAGGAGCAACAGGGGCAGCAGGTCAGAATGGACAAAATGGAAATCCAGGTAGCCAAGGCCCAGCAGGGACTTCTGGATCAGGGTTGTTGGTATCAAGCCAAGGAGGGGTAGTTACAAATAACCTATGGACAAGTGTATGGGGTGCATTTAGTCTAGGTAATGGGTTGTTAGTCTTTCCTCAAGACAATGATAAGATTGTTATTGATGCTCTATTTAATAACAATATAGGGTCTGCTAAAGGATTGATGTCATATTTTTACGTTGTATTAATTGGAGCTAATACCAGTATCGTATCTTCTTATTTTTACAATCCATCAAATACAAATTTAGTATTATCCCCAGGAAGAAGTTCTAATGTTAGAATTGAGGTATATAGAATTACTCAATTTGTAATAAGATACACTGTAACATATACAGATAGTATGGGACAAACATCATCATGGGGTACTCCTGGTGGAACTGGACTTACTGAAGATTTAGATAATCCAATAAGCATACAGATATTCGGTACACTACCACTTAATGCTTCAAGTGGAGAATATGCCGAATGTGTTCAAGCCTCTGTTACATCATATAAACAATAATAATATGAATTACATTAGACAAACCATTACAGCCCCTGGAGGTACATTCACATCGGCAGCATCAATGTTTGGATATGAGGCATTCGAGATGTACACATCAGGTCTTGTTACGTTAACAGGATCGGTGTCAATAACAACATCAGGTACATTAAACTTTCAGACATTCAATATCCGTTGGAATGCTAACGTATTGCTAGGAGGTTTCACTGCAACAATCTGTGGGATAACCATCACACAAGACCAATTAAATCAGACAGGCACGTTTACATGTGTCTATGATGGTTTGACATGGAATGTTCAGTATTACGCTGATGGTAAAGACCAGCCACAGATCGCACAGGGTGTTAAGACGGTTACGGTTCCTGTTGGAGGTACATTGACATTAACAGCAGGTGTAAGCGAAGCATATCAGCGTTTAAAAGGTCCTGTTACATTAACAAGTAACTACACTGTAATTGCTGGTACAGGAGTAAAGGCAGGTAGTCAGTTTCAGATTGAGCTTGCAGGAGGTATCACGATAGGTGCTAATACACTAACAGTTTTCGGTATCAGCATCAATGCTAACCAAGCATTGAATGGCGGTGTTATCATTATCGCTACCTATGACGTACTAACAACATCATGGATTGCTGCATCGACATCTAGACCTATTTCAACGGCAGATTTAAATCCATCTGCTGCTTTGTCTGTTATGGGTAACTACACTAACGTATCGGCATCACCTACTGATATAACATTCAGCACTAACTACGGTGTACTACAGCGTAGTGGATCGACATTGACCACTTCATTACTAACTTCAAATAATTTTGACACTTCACTAGTTGTGTTAAATAAAGTATCTGTAGTAAATTTAACATCTGCACAGATATTAGCACTAGGGACGACACCTGTTGTTATAGTACCTGCATCAGGAGTTAATACTGTAAACGTAATATCAAGTATCACTGTGACGTGTAATTTTAATACTACTCCGTATGATACAAGTACAACTGTTTCTGCTTTTTATGCTGCTGGAACAATTGGATATTATATGGGTATTGATTTATTAGGATTTTTAAGTTCTGGTATATCAAAATTATATAGCCTTGATTCAGCGACACAACAATTTCAATTGGTAGCCAATGCACCAATATTTCTTCAAGCAGACTTAGGTGACCCAATGACAGGAGACGGAACTATAAAAGTAACTGTTGTATATCAAACTATTAACTCATAACATAATAAAATGGCATCACAAGCGGAAATACAAGCACAAATAGACGAGATTGTAGCAGGCGGTAAGTACCGTGCTAACGAAATGCGTCCATTACTAACCTCGATGCTAGAGTTTGCTTCAGCAGGTCAGACGCAAGTGTTTGACGGATTGGTTGCTAACAACACCACAATGGAGGACACTACACTAGTATTGAACTATGGGGTGAATATTGTTGTAACTGCAACTAATATTGATTATGCATGCAGATTGCCAGTGCCAACAACAGGGAAACGAATAACTATTGTCAACAACTCTTTGATGACAGTATTTTTATATCCTGATTATAATGAAGGTGTGGCAGGCAGGATTAATAATTATTTAACGGGCCAGCCTGCAATCATTCCTCCTGATGGAAATGCTTATGATTTCACTTGTATAGACAATCCACTACCAGGTGCTTGGGTGTGGTCACCTCCTGCTATAGCACAATATGATTCTGGTGATATTACAGGAACTACGAATCAGACATATAGTGTAATTCTTGGTGTTCAAACAGGTATTAGTACAGTTTCTAATAGCCCTAGTTATAGTACATTAGGTTCAAATGCATCTCCTTCTATTAACACACCAATATCACCTTTAGGATATGCTTATCAATTAGATAGTGTATCTGCATATTTCAAGCCTATTGGTGTTGGTAATAATTGGAATGCTATAACAAAAATAAAAGTATACACAAACATAAGTTCTGATGTAGGAGCTGGTGATTTACCTTCATTTTCAATATCAGGATCATCCAGTATCAATAAATATGTTCTTGGATCTGACCCATTAGATTATAATAACTTTCTTGCCCAAGGGGCTGCATCGGCATTTACATACTTATATGCAGAGTTAGATCAAGTAGTTCCAGGGATAGTTCCTGCCCCAGGAGTTACTGCAAATGTTGGAGATCCAGGTACGTGTTATAAGATATTTAATATTGGAGTAGATTATATATTCCCCGACCCATTATCATTTATAACTACATCAATAGTAGGTGATAAATATATTGGAGTTGGTACTTATACGTTTGGCCCTACAACAACACCTTGTGATGACTATGTATCATTGTTGCTATCAGGGAATCTATTAGCAAGCCAAGCAGCAGTAGGGGTTAAATATCGCTTCTTCTTTGAATACATGTAATCAATAGTAACGTCAGATGCAACTATATACAAAAGAAGAGTTATTAAAGAGGGCATGGATCGCTGATTCTGTCCAAGCCGATATCATGATCGAGGCTATTGCTGCGTCATATAACGGTGATATTAATACATTCCATTGTCTTATAAACAAGGTTGCAAATCTTCATTGGCTTAGTCAGCGTATTAAATGCGTTGACCCATCGATAGGGGAGACAAGGACAGAGGTAAGTACCGAAACGGTTAGTCAGGTGTCTAGTATTACGCTAGGTAGCTATTCTGATAACGAATTATATGCATTTACCATAATACAAACAGACTCTAACGGGAACCAGGTTATAACAAATCCTAGTTATACATCGAATCCAGGAGATACAATGGCGACTGTTGTAAATGAGTTGATAAACCAGATAAATACAACAGGAATAGACTTCGATCCAGAGGACTTTGAACCAGGAGATTTCTTTACAGAGAACACTATAGATGTAGTAGCATCAAACGGGATGCAATCTAATGAGATTATCATAACTGCAAACTCTAGCACACCATTTTTTACACTAGAGCAAGGGAGTCCATCACAAGTAATTACACTAATAACTCAAGGGTCTAGTGTTACAAAGTATAACACGTCTGTTAATTACGCAGACAGATGCTTAACAGATGAGCAGATTCAGGCTATCGTTCTAAATATAGAACTACTAGCAGGTGCGCCATGTGGATGCGATCCTAACATATTCCTAACTGACACGATCCCCAATATCATAACATTTACATCACCAACATTCGCATCAGTCATTCCATTCACCCCACCAGGAGGCGGTGGTCCAGGACAGCGAAGAAGAGACTTTAACACACCAGACTTTAACAGTAAAGACTACAGATAATGAAACAGAGCGACATTTTAGCGTTAATAAACGAGATACAGCCAGCAGCAGACTATCCTGCGACCAAGATGAATAAGTTGCTAACTGATATATTAGCAGCAGCATACGGACCTTTGTATGTTGGTGGTGTTCCTCCTAGTAATACTACCGACGAGACATTTGGTTATCGTCCAGGGTCTGTTGGTTATGATACTATTACTGAAAGGTTTTATATCTGCGAAACAGCATTATCAGGGAATGCAAGTTGGATACTAATTCCGACAGATGCTAAATTCTCAACAATAAATTATAAGGCATCATTTGATATTGTATCTACAGATGCAAATGTATCTGTTATAAAAACTACAAATACTAATCTTGCTAATGTTTTATGTGGAATAAAACTACCACCTAATCCATTTATTGGTAAGACTGTATTAGTGTATTTTAAAGATGCTATTAGTCAATTTACAGTTAAAGATTCAGCAGGGGTTAATGTGGTAGGTGCGAGTTCCTTAACAATCCCTGCTGCACAACAATATACATTCTCATATAGCGGAACGGCATGGGAGATTGTGGGTGTGAACAACACAACCGCTGGTTCATCTTCTGGTGTTGATGTTAGTGATTCAGGTGGGACAGTGACAACAGGTACGAATAATCTAACATTCCTAGGCACTGGGGCCGTAGTTGCAGATGATGGGATAGGAGGGACTAATATCACAATCAATCCATTGGCAGGTGTTGATGTTACTAGAGGAGGTACAACAGTGACAGCAGCTCAGGAGATTACATTTACGAACAACTTCGCTCTTACAGGAGCTGCTGGAGTAGCTAATATAGCCTATGTATCTAAATTAGCAATTAAAACAGATGGAACTACCATAACAGGCCCAGGGTCTACAATAGGTGGATTCGATTTTAAAGGTTCTATGTTCTCAGAAGTTCCTGTAGTATTAAATGGCAGTACTGCTGAGATTACATTGAATGGAGCGAAGGTGTTATCAATGAGCGGAGATGTAACTCCTACTGCAAGTAATGATTCAAGCCAAGGGTATTCTCTTGGTTCGGTTGCACGCAACACAGGTACGTTACAGAGGACATATATATGCCGTAGTAATACTGTAGGAGCTGCTATATGGGATCAGGTTACTGAGGATAATGGATTTCAATTACTAGCAGCAATCGTTAATAATGGATCTGATCAAATTAACTATAATGTATCTAGTTTAGAATTGAAGTCAGCTAGTGCTAGTATTACTTCATATGTTAGCAAAGCACCTCTTTTTGCATACACAGGGAAAAAGATACACATATACAGTAATCTAACCATAGGGACATTTAGATTTAAAAGTCCTAGTCTTTTGACTGAGTATTTCACATGTAATATCCCAGCATTTACAGGAATAGTTGCAGTATGCACCAACGGGGCTACACAAACATGGACACGAATAGGATAAGATAAATTATGTCACTAGTCAGGAAGAGAATCGTCCTCCCCCTGATACCCACGGATATATTCCAGGTAATCAGGCCAACGCAGAACAAGGACGCTGTTCTTGACCTGACGTATCAACAACTGCTTACCGCTCTTTCAGAGGTCTTCTCTGGGGGCGGTTCGCTTATTTTACTAAAGACCGACGGGGTTGATAATGGCAACCAGAACCTTTTAAACCTAGTAGCTGGTCCAGGCATCACGCTGAGTGATGACAATGTAGGGAATATCACTATCACTTCTACGGGTGGAACAGGAGGAACATACACCGTAAATAATGGACTATCACCTCAACCTGGCGACCCTAATAACTTTCAATTAGGAGGTGACTTAATTGAAAATACTATTATTGATAATGCTAACTCTTATAATTTATCCGTAATTGGTGAATATAATGGTGGTGCTTTATTTTATGTAAGTAATCCAATTGTTACATCTTTCGAAGATCCATCAACATGTGGGATAAGATCAGACACTGAAAGTGGTGTAGCTGTATTTGGAAATTCAGTTGATAACTATGGTATTAGAGGTTATTCAGAAAATAGTGTAGGTGTCCAAGCTGAAGCAGATGCTAATTATCCTTTAGTAGCAACAGGGAATTATATAACAGCAGGGCTTTTTAGATGTTTTAATACAACAGGAAAAGATGCTCTTGATGTTATAAGACTTATCAGGATTGGAGCAAGTCCAGGTGCTAGTATGTCATTTGAAACAGATGACGGTGGAGTAAACGCTATATCAAATAGAATTAAGTCAAGGTTTCCTTCAACAGGATTATCACAACTTGCGATATCAGGTGTTGATGGTGCAGTAGAAAGTGAATTATTTACACTTAATGGAACAGGACAACTTAAACTGAATAATTATACAGGAGCCACATTTGATGGAGCAGTAGTTAAAGTATTAGGTGTTGATGCTAGTGGTAATGTGTTTACAACTACAGGAGCTAGCGCAGGAACAGGTACTACTAATACTATTTCTAAATGGAGCGCAACAAGTGGTGTATTAACCGATAGTAGTATATCTGATAATGGCTCAGGTGATGTTACAATTACATCTAGTACAGATTCTCGTTTATTTTTAAAAGTTCCTCCAGGAGGTACTGTAAATCTATTATTTTTTCAAAAAAACAATATAACTACATTTGCAGCAGGGGTAGATGCAGCTAATAACTATGTAATATCTAGTTATAATCCTTCAACAGGAGCATCTGTTGGTAGAGCAATCGAAGTTACTACAAATACTATAGATGTAACTCTTACAAGTTTAGCAGGGACTGGTTCAAGAATGGTTACTGCTGATGCTAATGGAAAGTTAAGTACTACAGCTATTCCTAGTGCTAGCGGTATCACAGGATTGGGTACATCAGGTAACATACAGACAGGAGCAACGCAGACACTAGCAACAGGAACAAGTGGAACCGCCTTCGCTATTGTGTCTAGTAGTAATACCCATACATTCAACATTCCATTAGCTAGTACATCAGGTGTAACAGCAGGATTAATTAGTAATACCAATTACAATACATTTAATGGTAAGCAGGATGCTCTTGGAACTACAAAGTCAGTAAAGATTTTATCTAACAATGTTGAACTTGATAATGATTTAATAACTCCTGGAAATAGCAAAGTATATGGTACTGATGCATCTGGAGTTAGAGGATGGAAAGCAGACCCTACAAATTTATTTCAATTAGTCGTAGCTGCATCTGATGAAACTACTCCATTAACAACAGGAACATCTAAAGTAACATTTAGAATGCCTAGGGGGGTTACACTTACATCTGTTAGAGCATCTCTAGGAACTGCACAAGGAGCTGGGTCAATATTTACTGTTGATATAAATGAAAATGGAGTATCAATATTAAGCACTAAGATTACTATTGACAACAATGAAAAAACAAGTACAACGGCTGCTAGTCTACCAATCATTAGTGATGTTAATCTTGCTGATGATGCAGAGATGACTGTTGATGTGGATCAAGTTGGTGATGGTACTGCAAGAGGTTTAAAAATATATTTAATAGGTACAACTGTATGAGTTTTTTAATTGCTCCATATTGGTATAAGTATCCATGCACAGATTATGATGTGCTTTTATTTTTAAAAGTAACAGGCATCACAGACCAAACTATTGCTTCTGCACTATGTGCATTAGTGGCAGGAATGAAGGCTAATGGAACATGGGCAAAATGTAGTGCCATCTACCCATTTGTAGGAGCAACTGCAACTACACATAAGTATAACTTAAAAAACCCTCTTAATACAGATGCTGCTTTCAGATTAAGTTTTGTTGGAGGTTGGACACATAGCCAAACAGGAGCGCAGCCTAATGGAACTAATGGATATGCAAATACATTTTTAAGCCCTAGCCTTGTTCAGTCTGTAAATAACAATGGAATGGGGATGTATATAACAGAGAGAACAGTTGCAGGAACTGACCCAGTACAAATGGGATGCTTAGTAAACTTTTTGACTTCAGCTTCAACCAATGTTGTAACTCCTACATCAATGAGTTCAAGGTTAAATGCCGCAAATGTTGTTACGACAATAACTGGAGGAGCTGGAAATTTTGATGTTCATAGGACTGCTGCAACAATTACTAAATATTATAAAAATGGTGTACCTATTCAAACTATAAATTCGGGTGGTGTTTTGCCTAATCTTTCTATATTTTTAGGCAATTTAAACTTAAATGGTGTTCCATATAGTGTCGGCTGGATTAATTCAGAATTCAGATTTGCTTATATTGGTCAAGGATTAAATGATACAGAATCTAGTAGTCTAGCATCACTTGTTCAACAATATCAAGTAGCATTAGGTAGACAAATAGGTTCTTCTTATGTAACTGATACAGATGCTCAAGCATTTATAAATGCTGCTAATATCACTAACATTACTCAAGCTAATGCTGTCAATACTCTCGTTACAAGTCTTAAATCAAATGGACTATGGACTAAGTTCAATGCAATCTATCCTATGGTTGGAGGTACTGCACTTGCTCATAAGTTTAATTTAAAAAATCCATTAGATACAGATGCAGCATTTAGGCTTCTATTTGTTAATACATGGACTCATTCAGTAAATGGAGCATTGCCCAATGGAACTAATGCTTATGCAAATACATTTTTCAATAGTTCAATATCTGGAATTCAGAATGACCACCATATAAGTTATTATTCAAGAACAGATACAACAGCAGGTCAGGTTGAAATTGGTAATCAAATTTTGCCAAATCAAAATGTATTACAAATAAGAACGACAAGTACAACATTCTTTGTAATAAATCAAACTACACCATATGCAACATTTACTGATACAGATTCAAGAGGGTTTTATATCGCTAATAGAACTGCTGTAAATGTTGTCAATGGTTGGAAAAGCGGAGTAAAAGTAGCTACTGGAACAACTGCAACAAACGGAAGACCAAATAATAATATTTATATTGGAGCGAATAATAATAGTGGAGTTGCTGCTAATTTTTCGTCAAAACAATGTGCCTTTGCATCTATTGGTACAGGACTAACAGACGCAGAAGCTGGAAATTATTATACTATAGTACAAGCATTCCAAGTAGCACTAGGAAGATCTATAGGAACACAGACAGTAACTGATTCTAACGCACAGGCATTTATTAATGCAGCAGTCATAATAGATCAAGTTCAAACAACAGCAATAAACAATCTAGTATTAAACCTTAAAGGAAACGGATTATGGACTAGGATGGATGCTATATATCCATTTGTTGGTGGAACAGCTACTACACATAAGTTTAATTTAAAAGACCCAAGAGATTTAGATGTAGCGTATAGATTATTCTTTTCAGGAGGTTGGGTACATTCAACCAATGGCGCATTGCCAAACGCATCTAATACCTACGCTAATACATTTTATCTATATCCAGTGCTTAATACTGGTCATCTTTCATTTTATTCTCGCACAGATTCAAATGGATTATTTGTGGATGTAGGAGGTGCTACAAATGGGTCTCCTTATTCAATTATTATGATTAGATACTTGAATGAAATATATTCAGGTATAAATCAAGCTAGTGATGCAAATGTTCCTAATCTTAATTCAACAGGCTATTATATAACAGCTCGTACTGCAAGCAATGCTATTAAGACATATAAAAATAATACTATACTAGTAAATGCAACAAATGCAGCAGCTGGTATATCTACAAATCCAATGGCAATTGGAGCTTTTAGGGAACAAACAGCATTATTTTCTAGATGGTCAAATAGGCAAGTAGCATTCACTACACTAGGAGGCACAGGAATGAATGATGAAGAGGCTCTTGCATTATATAATATTGTTCAAGGATTTCAAATGGAACTAGGAAGGTATCTAGGATTTCCTGTTACATTGGATCCTGATGCAAATTTATTTATTATTGCAGCAGGGATAACTGATCTAACACAAGTTAGTGCAATAAATACTCTTGTTACTAATCTAAAAATTGCACAGTTGTGGCCAAAGATGAAAGCCATATATCCTATGGTTGGTGGTACAGCATTGGCGCATAAGTTCAACTTAAAGAACCCTGCTGACACTAATGCTGCATATCGTTTATTATTTTCAGGTGGATGGACTCATTCAGCAACGGGAGCGTTACCTAATGGTACTAACGCATATGCTGATACATTTTTACCAGTTAATTCATTAACTCAAGATAGTACGCATAATAGTTACTATTCAAGAAGCAATACAACAAGTCCTGTTGCTGGTACTAAATTTCAATATGAGATTGGAGCGAATTATTTATCCATTAGTCCACCATATTATTTTGGATTAACTTTATTAAGATTGGGTATAACATCTCCATTAATTAATCAAAGAACCATTACAACAACAACAACAATAGCAGATACAAGAGGTTATTATGTTGGGAATAGAATTTCTCCAACTCAAACCACAATGTTTAAAAATGCTCAATTAGTTTTGACAAGTATAGACGCATCAGCATCTCCTGCATTATCACCATTGACTATTTGGTTAGCTGCAAATAACGGACAGCCTGGTAATTGGAGCGATAGGCAGTGTGCATTTGCCACAATTGGTGATGGATTAACAGATGAGGAACAAAGTAACCTATATACCATAATTCAGTATTTTCAAATAACTTTAAACCGACAAGTATGATACAAGTACACTTACTCACGGAAGAGCAAGCTCAGTCTATTGCAGGGACAGAGTTTATGCCTGATAGCTACTTCAACCCGATCCAAGATGCCAATGGTAACTGGATAATCTCAGTAGAAGAAGTAACCCAATGCTCTATTGATTGGGTGAAAGAACTATCTTTGATTGATTACAATCCAATAGTCACAGAACTATGACCAAGATAATCACCACTAGCAAGAATGGAATAGACCTAGTAAAGTCATTCGAAGGGTTCTCATCCAAGCCGTACATGTGTCCTGCTAATGTATGCACTATAGGTTTCGGAACAACGAGATATCCTAACGGTAATAAGGTATCAATGAACGATGCTCCTATCACAGAAGCTAAGGCATTGGAGTATCTTATCTTCGACATGAAGGCATTCGAGCGTAATGTTGACGCATACTGCCGTGATGATATAAACCAGAACCAGTTTGATGCTCTAGTTTCGTTCTGCTACAATGTAGGGCCGAATGCATTGAAGTCATCCACGCTACTAAAGAAGGTGAACATCAACCCAAACGATCCGACCATAGCCAATGAGTTTGCTAAATGGAACAAGGGTGGAGGAAAGGTGCTGAAGGGACTAGTAAGACGTAGAAAAGAAGAATCTGAGCTATATTTCACATGAAACGTATAAATAAGCTATATGCAATATATCTATCTAGACATCATACGGAGCCGTTCGTGATGCTAGACGAGATGAACCTTAGCCTAGAACAGTTCAAGAACAAAATAGAAACAGACTACGCATTCAGGCATATGTGGAGCTAAAAAGATATAACATGGCAAAGAAAATCGCAACTAAGAAAGTAAACATGAAAAGTCCTTCATTCCAAAAGGAATCCAAAAGGATGGATAGAATGCCTAAGGCATCAGGTAGGGCTGACTTTGACCCAACAGGTCAATTGTTATTAGCAGGAAAAGCTGGATTAAGAGTTCTAGGTGGGGCAGGATTTGGAGGAGGGGTATCTAGTAAATATAGATTTCAAAAAGGTATGGAAAAAGGTCCATCAAAGCCAGGGGGTATTGAAGCCCCATCCATGGAAGAATATAAAGAGAAGCCAAGATATGGACTAGGTGTTAAGACACCAAAGAAATTAGGTAAGCCTACAAGAAAACCAGTAGCTAAAAAGAAATAACATGGCAAAGAAGACATCTGTGTCGATCCCTAAGACCACAAAAGGAAAAGGAAAGAATTACCTGCCAACGGATCAGGGTGCAGGTATGACAGCAGCAGGTCGTGCTGCGTACAACAAGGCCAACGGATCGAACCTCCAAGCACCACAGCCTGGTGGAGGTGCTAGAAAGAAGTCATTCTGCGCTAGGATGAGCGGTGTTAAAGGACCCACATCTAAGGGTGGTAAGCTAACTAGAAAAGGTGCAGCCCTGAAACGATGGGCATGCTAAATATATAAATCATGGCAAAGAAAGTAACCGTAGTAAAAAAGGACAACGAACCTAAGAGAACTGGGTTCGCATCCGCTAGAAAGACTCTTCGGAAGAGTAAAGACAAGGACTTTGTTAAACGTATGTACGACAAAGATCCTCAGGTTATACGTGTACAAGGAGAGGGAAGAGATAGTAAAGTTATTCCTGGAACCACTAGGGCTAGTAAGACACCTAAGACTGAAGATTGGAAGTCGACAGGAACTCACCTGATGTCATCTGGAAGAGTCAACGGCAAGCCTGTTGCATACCCTAATATTGTCAGAGACTCTACGGGAAACCTTCGTCAGATGAAGGACTTAAAAAAAGATATCATCGACAAGAATGAATACATCACATTCAGAAACGACAGACAGGCAAATAGATTCGCTGAAGGTTCATGGAAGAGTAAACCTAAGCAAAGAAAGGGTGACTTAAATATCACCAAGGTTCCTAAGCGGAAGCTAAAATAACACCCTTGTAAGTTTAAAATTAAATCAGAAAAAACCTCTCATGTACTAGGTCGTATACTTAGTCATGAAGACAATCATACTCTTATTACTATCGATAACAGCATCCGCACAGTGTAACACTAGCAGGATAGCTCAAGCCTATTACGGACTACCTAGCTTCTTTGGTCTGTACTTCTCCAACCAATGTATCTCAGGTCAGATCCGTGACACGACCATCTGCGTTAAGGTTGCTAAGACCAACCAGACACAGGTGTCCGCATTTAGTTATTCATCTCCATCGGGACAACCTGCGTTCGTTACTAGCGTCAAGCAGTACAATGCTCAGTGTATTTACATAGGTGACGGCACGATGATACCAGCAGGTACGGACACGCTAACACTCTGCTATACCATCCAAGCCGTACTGATTGACAACTTCTGTCCTTACACTGTTTTGGCAGGTGGATTAGCCGTGGATTGGTGTGGTATCTACTCATACTACTCAGATGGTGATGTAAGAGTCAGATGGATTACGTGCAGCAATTCTGGTACACATAAGTTTGAGGTCATCACATCAACTGATGCGGTCAATTGGAGGACGATACGTGAGGTGGCTCCGATCCAAGAGACGAACTCTAAGCAGTCGGAGTACAACCTAGCAATCCCATTCGATAACGGAGGGATGAACTACTTCGCTGTGCGTGAGATTGATGTTAATGGAAAGGCGAACATATCAGACATCGTGTTCTGTGAGGTTCCGTATACAGAGAAGAAGCAGTCTGGCTATGATATACTAGGCAGAAGTGTTTCAAGCTCACAATATATGTACTACATTAGTCCTCGTTGAAATGAAGAAACCAGAAGAATTACCTAGGTGGGTGAAGATTGCTATGGTAATCCTTAAGAACTGGAAGGAGACCGTAGGGAGTTTATTTATACTCGTGACACTCTACATGTGGTATTTCGATATGATAACGGAGCAGAAGGCGGTATTCGGCCTTGTTCTTCTAGTGGCAGGAGGTTTTATAAACAATACAATTGACTTGATAGGTTTCTTTAAGTACCTAGGCAATTATAAAAATAAAGGTGATGATGAAACCCAATAGCCAGACAACAATAGATACCATTATGGTGTTTAACTATTGCCTAGAAGGGGTTAACTGTGTTAATCATGACCATGGTATCATAGACACGACCTTCTATTTCTATGCGAATGTTGGAACATCGAAAACTTATTTCAAGGTGATGCCGTCCGAAATGGATTCTTCCGTAGATTGCAGAAATCTATACAAGGACATGTTCGGTAATATCTTCTACATGGATCCAGAGGAAGAGGCAACAGAAATAAACGAGGTGCAATTGAATTCATTTGATACCATCAAGGTAGGTGACAAGGTATATCCATCTGCTACACCTTTCGTTCCTCATTACTATACCCATGCAGAATCAGTTAATGCTACTAGTAATAACTATGACAATGTTATTGATGTTGCGTCCCTACCTGTCCTAGTGCTGATGACCATAGCTTATGCTTATCGTGCAGTGGTGAAGAACTCATGGGGCAATTTCTTTAGTGAAATAATGTCTTGTTAATTTCAGTATTTGCCTTAAATTAGCGAGCAGATAAGAGGCAATGATACCAGCAAGTGTTTTACTAGAGAACTCGTTAAACCTGTTTTACGTGCGTTGTGATAACGAGGGCAAATTGGAATACACAAACGAGTTATTCTCTAGTTTCGCCTCTCACATCCAACCAGAAAACGTAGACCACTTCATCACGCATACCCAAGATCAGGAAGAAATGACGAAGGCGATGAAGAGAGCTGTTGACTCAAGTCCGTTTCCCTCATCGTTCCAGTGCAGACTAAATCAAAAGAACGGGGCAAAGCGATGGAGTACGTGGGAGATTGCATACGGCAAAGGACTATACCACATGATAGGAATACAACTATTCGATGTTGTATCCATCACTGCTCAGGAGTACGAGGAGCAGCAGAGATTACTAGAAAAAATATCCTGGGTTCAGTCGCATAAGGTACGCAAGCCATTGGCTAACATCCTAGCATTATCAGAGCTTATAAGCAAGAATGCTAACGACGAGGATAAGATGATAATTAAGATGCTTTACGATTCATCAAAAGAACTTGATGAAGTTGTCAAAGAAATTGTCGAACTTAGCAGTAAGTCAAGCAAATAAAATGGACAATCGATTCATTACGTGCATCCACCAGCACAATAAGAGACTAGTAGATATGTTGATTGAACGTGTTCTGAATGAATCGATTACAGAAAATACCGCCCTTGAGATAGCCCACGACACGTGGAAAACATCCTCAGGGGTTTTTAGTTTTGAAGACAAGCGACAACTAGAACTAACATGGGCTTTATCACTAAGCAATCAATTAAGTTAATGAATCCACTAGCAAAGCTAGGAGCCGTCATCGTCATCCTTATCATCCTTACATTCTTAAAGCTAGGCTGTGATGTGGAAAAGGCACGTGAGGATCGTGATCGTTGGGAGGATAACTTCAAGGCTCAGTCGGATACACTCCTAGGACTAGTGAAGACCATCAGCCTGGACGACCTGATCGAACTAAGGCCAGACCTAGTGAAGCTAATCAAGGACTCTGTAGATGCCAAGCCTAAGCAGATTGAATCCATTGTAACAACCAAGGTTATATACAAAACCAAACAACTAGCTGCTGTACATGACACCGTTGTTATGTATCAGACGATGCCAATCCTTGCTAGGTACATCCAATTTGATGACGGATGCCTAGCCCTGACCGCCATCATCAACGATTCTACAGACATAGGTGAGTTCACGATCGATCAGTCGATGGATGTGAACGTGGTAACCAAATGGAAACGCAAGAAGCAATCGTTGTGGGGGCTGTTCAGATACGGAAGGAAGGTTTACTCCACTAGTGTTGTTTCAACCTGTCCTAACGTAACATTCAGAGAAACGGATTCCATCAAGATTCTGAAGGACTAGGGTTGTCTATTAGATTAATCCCATTCTGTTTCAATGCCTTCAGCCAGTCATAGCAACGGCTCAGGCAATCAAAGTAATAACTGCTACCTTTTTTAGCGTGATTAAGCGTCCTCATGAACGATTCGTGCGTGAACTGAACATCGGGGCATTTGCCTGAATCGAATGGCATAGAGCCTTCCTCAGGGTACTTGGTGTTCATGTGGGATATGATTCGTTCTTCTAGGGTCATTAGTAATGCATTCCATTAATTGATTTAGGCGAAGGGTGAGATGACGTTGAATCCTTCTTAGCTTTTTTTACTAATTTGAAAACTTTATATGCTTCCTCCTCTGCCCAAGTGATAATATCTTCTTCTTTAGATATATCTTCATTATATATATCAAATGATTGGTGCATTAATTCATGCATGATTAATCCAAAGGCTTCAATGTCATCTCCACATCTGCTTAGATTAATAAAAAGAAATTTAGGGTCACCCTCTTTATAATCTTTCTTAGGTTTAGGTATATAGTTACACCACCCTGCAATGTATGCCTGTTGAGTATTATTCTTGTGCTTCATACAATCCACAAGATTAAGCCCATGCATTTCTACAACATTGTAATATGTAAATATGTCACAAGGATTATAACTCATTAGTAGGGTATACGTTTTGAATTTATATTTTTTCATGCTTTCCATGTTTTTATTTTTAGTTATTTACGATTGCTACTACCTGCTCAGGCATCATCACGTAAAACTTGTACGTACATTTCTGACACTCCCATTTATTCTCAATCATCATGACCCTCTTCTCAATCTTACGTTGGTAAGATAGATATTTTCTGCTAGTGGACTTACATTTAGGGCAGTTCATAGGGAAGATATATTAGTTCGTACCTCAGCCTCTAGATGATGTCTCTCGTTGTAGTTCTTTCCACGTAGGGTCTCGTCTTCGTTCTGAAGCTTGCGCCTCACCCTAGCAATGGTGTCATAGGATGGATATACGTCCTCGGATATCACCTTGAGTAGTTCGTATCCACTCATCGCATTTAGTCTTGAGTCACCCATCTCGTAGAATAATAGGGTAGCGTATAGGATGCTATCGCTGTCACGACAGCGCATGTTTTGCCTTAGAATCGATTCAACCTTAGGCTTGAGATTCTTCATCTTGTTTATCATTGTAACTAGTTTAGGGGGTTAAAGGTCGTCGGTACACCAGATCGGGGTTTGCTCCCCGACCCATGAACCTTTGGTGTTGTAGTGAAAATGCTCTAGTGCGTCCTCCTCGGTCATACCCTCATCCTCAATGAGTATCTGAATACACTTACTGACTGAATAAATCAGTCGCATGGATGAGTCGTCTATGCCGATGATGGCATCATCATATCCATCAGCCTTAAGGATTTCTTCCTCAGGGAACCACTCTAGTATTTTCTCTAACATTATATTACTCTTTTAAAATGATAATTCTCTGTAGGTCGTTGCCCTAGCTCCACCATGCCTGATGTCTTCAGGAACGTAGGTATAGTATCCTTCACCTTCTCCTTAGCAATCAGTATCTTAGCTATTGCCACCGCATCAGGTGTCGCACCCGTCTGATTCTTCAACGTGTAGCTAGGCTCAGTCCTCCAATCCTTAGGAGACCAATTGAATGTATGCAGTTCGGAAGCATCATAGTCCTCCAATAGGTTCGGGTAGTTCTCATCTACTAGCATCCGACACAGCGTTAGTTGGTCAGCATGCTTGTCTGTGAACCCGTTACGACCCGACTTAAAGTCTATGATTGCCATCACACGCTTGACGTTGTACGTCTCCTTAGGCGCACCCTTGTTAGCACCCGACTTGTATACCTCACCGAAGAATCCCTTCTCCTTGATATCCATCAAGCAGATGAGGTCTAGTGTACCTGCGAATCCGTACTTGAAACTAACCATAGGAAGTTCAGCGCAGAGCGGAAGAATCTGATGCTCGGCAGCAAACTCGGCAAAGGCTAGTAAATCTTTACGCAGGTCATCCATGAAATGGAAACGCTTGCGCTCCTCCACACGATGCTCCTCAAACAACTCCTCGATCCTAGCGTCTAGGATACCGAAGTTGATAAAGGTGTCGTTAAGGAAGTCTGCAATCAATATGTGCATGATTGTCCCGTAGGTGGCACGTTCATTCAAGAACCGCATCCACTCGTTGTAACCAGTATCGCACATCTTTCTAACCAGACCCTCATCGGTCTTGGTCGTCATATCTATTAGGGAAGTCACGGAGATGAACATTCTATCATCTACTACGTAGTACCTTCCTTGGTTGGTGTTTACCCTCCTCAGGGTGTATCCTAGTGGCTCTAGCTTACTGAAGAAAGCCGATACGTGTTCTACTTTACCTTGCTCAGACATGTTTTAGAAAATTAAGCCCCGACAAGGCTAGGTCATCGGGGCTGATTAGTTAATCGAGCATACCGCTCAGGATGGCTCTCTGCTCAACTATGTGGTCATGTCTAGCGTTAGTAGACACAAATCCTGGGTCAGCTGTCAATATCGCCTTAACAACCCTGCAATGCTCTTTGTACATCACATATGGGCTAGGCTTCGGATTAAAAAGGGAGGTCAGAATCTTCTTCATTTGCGAATAGTTCTTGGGTTGTTTGTTTAGCTCCTAGTACCTCTAATGCTGATACCACCTTAGCTGACATTTCCACCTTAGGTAGTTCAGCAACTCGGTTAGGTAGTGCCATCATGATGTCTGTGCTACGGGTCTTAAGAGACACGCTTACATATCCATTGATTTCATGGATTAAATTTTCGTAGAATTCGACTACTTCACTATCATCTATAACTTCCTTCTTGCCTACCATAACCTTAACAATCTTAGGGAGTTCGTCGGGAGTATACTTCCAATCCGCTCTCACCCCATCGCACTCGATAAAGATGGCAGCGTTCTTGTCGCCCGTGTCCTTGCGTGTACGTACGTATAGCTTAAGTTTGATTCTCTTAGTGTAGTCGCATCCAGCAAGGGAGTTGATTGTACTATAGGCTAGCAGCGTGAATGTGCTTTCCACCTGCACACGTTCTCCGTCTGCGCTAGTGAATACCATCTTCACGGTTTTGTTAGACTTGCCATCGAAGACGAACTCTCCGACAGAGATTGAATCGAGATACCCCTCTAGGGTGTCGAATCGTTTTGTTGTTTTCCACTGACCATCAACCTTCTCGGATATACCGAAAAAGGCATTAGCGTCTTTAGTACCAGGTTCTCTAGAGAACATCTTGACGTAGGTAGTCTTCTTTGATTCTGAATTTGATAACATAATTGAATTGATTAGAATTGAACAAAAAAATTTATTTATTTATGCGAATTTAAATCTTAATCTTGAATAATCCAAAAAATTTCCACAGATATTCTGTGACAAACAATGGAATAATTACAGACAATGTCAGACCTGCCATGTATAGGATGAACGGCATGAAGCATGAGTTGATCGGGGCATCACCCTTGAACATCAACTCTGTGTACAAACACATGCAATAGAACGATAGTATACACATGGCAACCATCATCAGCGTACGAAATGCATCTTTCATATCACAGCAATTAAGAATATACGTACCTCCTTTGTGCGACCCTTCTCGTCATAGATAGACTTGAGGGTGTAGATATTGTTAGGAGCGTGCTTCTTCTTGTGCTGAGACAAGGATGCAGCTATAGTATGCACCTCACGTATACGGAAGTAACCTAGTTTTTTAGGCTCTATGGTAATATAGTCTCCGACCATCTCCAAGCAGGAGAAGTCGTACTTGGTGGGCCGTCCCACCTTAGGGGTTGTTTCTTCAGTCATCATTTCTAAGTAGTTTTAGATTCGGTTCATAATTAAGTATACGCATGATGGTAACGGGTTGGAATTGAGAACCAGACTTAGTCTTGTATCCTAGCATGTTGAACTCATCAGCGATGTATTGTAGGCTATAGCCATCTCCCTTTAGTTTGAATGCCATACGTACCGCTTGAGCCTCTTCGGGATGCTCGCTGAGGTTACCCTCAACGTCAGCCACCCATCCATAGACCACCGCCCCATTCTTCTTGAGGTTGTCCTTGAGATGCTGCTTGACTGCCTTCGTCCGCTCAGATATCTGATTGCGTTCGAACTCAGCGAAGCTAACTAGCGTTTGGAAGAATAGCCATCCGATAGATGTGGATGTATTAAACGATGCACCGCCCATAGCAATCACATACAAGGGGATGCCATCGTCATTCCATCCACGCACGATCAGTTGTGCATCGATCGAGTTGCGGAACATCCGATCAACCTTGAGCGTCACCACACCACACCTAGTACCCTTGGACACTAGGTAGTTAACCTCTGCTAGGAGTTTCTTCCCAGCAGGGCGGTTGTTCATCTCGGTATACGCACTCACGTCCGTATCTGCGAATGGAGTACCCATGATATGCCCATGGTACTTGCAGTACCGCTCAACGGCAGCCAACTGCATCTCCATGGAGTTCTCTTGGTCGTCCGTACTTACTCGCAGATACGGAATCAGCAATAGTGGTTCATCGTTCATTCCATTACAGATAAAGAGTTAACCTCATCACTAAGTAGGATAGGCATCACACGTTCAACTAATCTATCTAAGTCATCGATACCCGTCTCACCTGCACGTATCTCTAATCGCATACCTGCCTCATTTTCTGACTCCATGTATCGGATGTTTACCTTAACCATGTCGCTAGTTTTCACGTTGGACATGTCTATATGAGGAGCGAAGTTGGTGATTGCGATACGCAGTCCGATGCATACCTTGGCTACAGATGACATGATTTCAATCCATGCGCTCGTGGACTTGAGGATAGCAGCAGTACCGCCATCGTGGGATATACTCAGACCCGTGTTAAGTAGGTCATCGAAGCATACGATACTCTTGCCGTATCCATCATCCATTAGGCTAATCATGTCCTTGATTCTCTCTCTTGACTCTTTTTTCATGGTGTTTTATTTAGGGGGTTAGTTAATAAATTCTTCATCATCTTGTATATCTTCCATCCAAGACATTAGGTATTGTAGATTCATCTTAAGGATATGCACGGGCTGACCCCATTGCGAACCCTTCTCATCGGCATATATCTCGATGTAGTCCTTAGCCGTTTGGTCGTGCCACACGAACACCACCCGTACGTTCTCTAGGTCGTACTCATCATCGGTCACCTCACGGCAACCGATGAATTCAAATAGCACGTCTTCCATTATGGATGCAAAATTTCGTGGGTGAACTTAGCAGATATCTTGATGCAATCCGCAGATAGCTTCTCACCAATCTCGATACACTTGTACGCATGCAGCATAGCAAGGAGTGGGTCTTCGATTGTGCTAAAGACAAACAGACCTAGGATAATCGGCTTGCTCAACAAGTCGGGCATTAACCCGTAGGTCTTGTTCATCTCTCTCATCGCCTCTTGCAGTAACTCGAATGACGGCTCGTCAGTCTTCTCACGCTCCATTAGAGGTACTAAGGACTCAGCAATCATCTTCCCAAGGGCGGTGGCTAGCGTGGTGCATGTCGAGGCTAGGATATCCGCAGCCTCATCACCGAACTTATCGTCCATGGAATTCACGAACACCTTGCAATTTTCGATGTCCTCGTCAGTGGTAGCGTTGCAATACTCAGCACTTGGAGATATGCACTTACTCATCAGTAGTAGCAAGGTCTCATTCTCCTGCTCTGTTAGGATGTTATTGTTGTTAATCTTAGCGTCACAGAACGCAGCTAGTCTTGTGATAATTGGTTGTTTAATCATTGTTATGTAGTTTATTTGGTTTATGTGCTATAAATGTATGGTACTCTAGGTATGCATCCCCGTAACCTATGCTCAACGCAATCACGATGGTCACGTACGGGGGATGTATGTTCTTAAACACGTGGCTGAACTCATCGATGACCTCCTTGTATATGCTCTTGTAGTACTTCCGAATCTCTTCGATAGTTCTCTTGGTGATGTCATCTAGATTCATCTGAGAGTCAGCCTCAAACTCTAGTACTAGACTAGAGCCTGGGCTTACCCTTGTTGCTTTGTATGTCCTCATCCGAAGACCACCTCTCCCATCACCGCAGTTTGGAATAGCGTGTCAGCCGTCCAAGCATCGAAGTCCTCCTCGTTGATGAACTTAAGAGCCTCTTCGGGATGCGTAGCCATCGCCTTAAGCAGGGATGCTTGTGTAATCGCACCTAAGACATCATCTTCGTTCTCTAGGTCATACACGTCCAACGTAAATTCGGGGTCATTAAATAAAGCCTTTGCTATCTTAACAGACATAGGCTCTCCTCGTTCGATGCCATTCTCCTTGCACCACGCTCTCACGGGGTCAAGGTCGCCTAACAGATACCAATAATTAGACCCACCCTCAATGGCGGTCACGATAATGTTCTCGAACACCTCGTAAGTTACGGGCATGGTGATTGTTAATTCAAGTGTTTTCATAGGGGATTAGTTTTGTTTGACAAATGTAAATAATTAAAGATACACCCAACATACATGGGCAAAAAAAAATAAATTAAAATCAATCAATCCTCATCGAGAGGGTAGATGTCCTCCCATCCATCGCAAGCATCCTCGTTGTAAACCCTCTCCTCTTTCTCCTCGTACTCGTAAGGCTCAAGCATGTATAACTTATCGGGAAAGTAGGACTTAAGGTCGCTTAGTAGTTGACTAGCATCCTCGTAATTTAGTTCATCTGTGTGGGTCTCAAAGTATCCTCTGACCTCCACCATTACTCTGAACGCTCTCATCAGTACTTAACTCTAGTGTTTTCGATCTGACAGAGCCTCACCTCCGTGTTATTATTCCACTCCACAACATCGATGTAGAATGGGGAGTAGTCATGGACTGCACCCCACTCATCTCGCACCTCTAGGAGGATTAAGTTGTTGTCGTCATACTTGGCTAGTTCCTCTCGTAACTCGCCAACGCTTCTGATTCTGCTTGCGCTCATGGTTTCTGTATATATGATATTAAAACTCCTTCTTTCTCTAACTCTTCTCGTATCTCGTATCTCCAATTGGTAGCCTTGACATAGTCACCGCTCATGGTGGTGTATCCTAACTCTAGCACATCCAATGTGTCTAGGTCGGGTTGAAATCCGTATCGACGAAAGAACCAATCGTTGAACTCGCAGATGTCGAAGCACTCGATGTCATCGAAGTAACTCGGCTCTGATATGTTTGTCTCTACTATTTTCCCCGTGGGGGTCTCTATCGAAACCTCTCCATAGGATGATATTAATCTTGTTGTGTTCATGGCTTTGTATTAGTCTAGTTTAACAATGAATTCTTCTGTTATTTCTTTATCAAGCACAAGGTATCCCATGCGGTTAAACCGCCAGAATCCACTATAGATGAACATGCCTCCATCCTCATCCACAATGGTCGCTACTCGACCCTTGACCGCCATGCTAATGACGTAATCAACCTCTTCGCCAAAGGTCTCGTACATGCAGCCACCAAAGGACGTGATATCCTCTTGGCTAGTCGGTGTCCCCTCATAGACATCCTTGTACTTATCCCACAAGATGTGGTTAATCTGTGGTGTGTAGCGTTCGTAGAACTGCTCGTCTGTTAAATTCTCCATAATTTCTGTTGAGGTGTAGGATGCCTCTCCCCTTTTAGTTTAGTATTAGATTTAAAATAGCCACTCAAAGCACTCCTCGTCATCTAGGTTGCATGCGATATCGATAGCATCCAAGTAATGGAAGCCCTCTAGTTCGCCATCATCAACCTCGTCTATGTCGGGGACTTTGAAATGTTTCTGTAGATTGTTTTTGTAGATGAACTTGCGTAGGTCTTCGGCATAGAAGTCTACAATCTTTAGCCTGCGCTCTAGTTCCTTGATGTACTCTAGCTGCTCTTCGGGTGTTCTGTCCATGGTTTCTAGTCTGTTATTATTTTGTATAGTTTCCAAGAAATAGATTCATCAGATTTTAGGTCACATGCAACATCAATATTATTCAAGTATACATACCCTTCTTCGGCATCATCAGAGTCTTGGAAGTACTTGACTATCCCTTTGTCGCAGATGAACTTGCGTAACTGATTTAAATCATCACGTACCATGTCAAGGCGATGCTCTAGTTCCTTAGTGTATTCAGCATCGAGTTGTTCATGCAATACATCATATTTATCTTGTAGAGCATAGCCTAGCTTCTCAGATACATAATTCCAAACCTCAGCATTGATACCATCGAATTGCTTGAGCGACTCGACAATCTCATCACCTAGCTTAACCTTCTTGTGCTGATTAGCACTAAGGTAATCGCACATGCAGTCATACTCAGCCTTGGATGTATGATTGTATTCACTAGCCTTGAATTCATTATACAACCTCATGGCAGTAAAGAATTGGTCATCATATGGTGCGTTCTTGAATTCATCATCATAGACGCATAGTAATTGGGCGAATTTATATTCAGCGTAGTTCATGGTATTAAATGAGGTGTAGGATGCCTCGCCCCTAGTTAAATTAGTAAATGTATTCGGGCAAGTCAACACCATGTCGACTTGTAAAGTTATTGGATTCATCTTCGGTAAACTTAACCGAAACCTCGTATTGAAGCATCCCGTCGAGTTGTCTTAGGTCGAAGCAAGTGTACTCCTCGTCTTCGCTTTTTACAAAGCTAGGTCTGAGCGTATCCAATGATTGGATGTAGAAACTTATCGCATTACGCACTAACTGAATCTGAGACTGGGGGATTTTAATCACATTGCCATCCACCTTAGGTGGTTCTGATTTTTGACTCCTATCGAATAGAAACATCTCGATGCTTGCATTGATACGTTGCTCTTCGTCTTTGATATCAGATAGCAAGTTGTAGATAGTTGTCAATTTACAATCGAGTTCGTAGTACGACTCCATTGGCTCTTCTCCACTATCGAAGTGGAAGTTTAGACCGACAATTTGACCATCCCATCTGTGTAGAAATAAATAGCGGTGGTACTCTGTTTGTTTGACAATTTGAAAGATTGTGTTCATGTGGTTTAGTTTTTAGTTAGTTTACTTAGTAAGCGTTCTTTAATTGTATTCCATTTCTGTGCGGATGCGAACCGCTCAACCTCATCGTGAGGGATGTCGTGACACCCTATCTTGAGTTTACTCTCATTGCTGATGACCTTGTAGCCATCAATCTCAAACCCTCGCACATCATCACCCGTTTGGATAGCCATGTAGAGTGCCTTAGCTGACTCGTAAGAGACTTTCGCACCCATTGTTGTCTCAACTTGCGTCTTGTCAGCAGAAACCCTTAATAGTATCGGAGTCAAATCACCTCGTAGTGACCATGAGTTATTTGCACCCTCTAGCCATGCTGCTAGGTTCTCTTGGTTCTTGGCTAGTATCTCAGCATTGCGCTTCTTGGTCAACTTAGCCACACGCTTCTCTCTATCAGCAACCGCCTTCTCGTAGTCGAAGTCCTCAAGATTCATAGCGTACTGAAACAACTCGTATGCTGATTGCATCTCATCATCGGGAGTGCTATGCAAAACCTCTAGCTGAATGTCTAGGGTGGTGTCCATGGCTTCGCAGTAACGCTTGGCATTGCTGATGAGACCATCTAGCTTAATCCTAGCATTGTCCTTGGTGTGGGATCGAGTGCGCTTGTTTTTTATGATGTTAATCTCACCACGCAAGCGCAACGATTCATGCTCTAGGTTGTGACTGATGCCTAGCTGCGGACTATAGCAGTACACCACATCCATGTGGCTGATAGCTGCACGTACCTTGCTGATATGCTTGGCAGTTGAAACGGAGTAGCCTCTCCATGTCATCAGCACCTTGCCGTTGGGTCTTATCTCAGCTATCGGGAAGTGATTCCCGTAGCTGTAGATAGTGTGCTTGTAGAAGTACATGCTCTGATTAGGTGTGCGACCCTCATCTTGTCGCTGCGATGCCCACACGTGGGGCAGTTCGCTGATTGAAAATACTTTTTTCATGGGGTTAGTTTGTTTGGTTTATAGTGTTTCGATATGAGTTCCGTCTTCTAGGTAGTACCCGTCTTCATCGAGTTCCTCCCATTCAGTCCAATACAAATACTCCTCGTTGTAGAAGTATTCGATAAATGAATCATCGTCAAGTCCTAGTTCGTTTACCTCGTTTCCATCGGCATCTTCCCAATGAAGACCTATGAGATGTATTAGGAGGTCATCTTTGGAGGCAATGTACATTTCACCATCTCTGATGCAGTAACCCTCGTTCATGCCCAGTCCCGTGATGTCGCACTTACGTGCGTATTTATCTTCGTTTTCCATGGCTTTAGAGAATATAAGGTTTGATGTATTCAACCACCTCGACTAGTTCAGCCTTTTTGAGGTTGTATAATGCCCGTATGCTCATCTCGATATCGGCTTGGTCAAATTCCAAGTCGAAGAGTGAATCGGTCGGTGTATTGCTCACGATGAACGTGATGAGTTCTGATTTGGTTTGGCTTGCGTAGTTCATGGTTTCTAGCGTTTGTTGTAAGAGATTTGTTTAGATGCTTCGAATGAGCATTTGGTTAGTGGATTTACTTTGGATGACTTGCATGCTGACAGCACGGCAAGAAAGATGATAGTGAAAGCTACTTTTTTCATGGCTCTATTTATTGGGGGTTGGTTTAGTTACTAGTTCAATGTGGGTGTTCTTCCACCCGTACTCCTGCATCTTAGCAAGGTAGTTGTTGAGGTGCTTGTCATCTTGGAATTCCTTGGTGACATCTTTCCATTTCTGTCCTGCCTTCTTGAATGATAGCAGATAGGTTGTTGGCTTCATAATGTTTAAAAGTTTAGAGCATAGGAGGGGAGTCGAACCCCTCCGATAATCCATTTATGCTAGTTCTAATCTAGACTGCTCATCTTTATCAGCGCAGTCTAGGATAAATTGTTTGAGGTCAAAGTCTCTACCTTGAAACTCTGTGCTAGGGATGACATGGTAGCCATCGCCCACTACACTAGGAGGGTTCAAAGAACCGCCACATGTATCGTAGTGGTGGTATGTCCATGCGAACCATACACGACGGAAGAAACTCACATGCATCGCAGCACTAAGCATACTAGGGTTGAACACCTCGCCTTGCTTTAGGATGTCGATGAGCATGCATTCGATACGGCTCTTGTTAACATCGTTATAAACCAATGCCGATAACTCAACCTCAACCCCTTGAGCCTTGAGGCTAGAGATAGCGTGGTAAACTTTGTCATTGAAACGCTGCATCTTATCAGCACTAGTACCGCCATTGCAATTGACTTGCACGGCTAGTTTAACGAACCGCTTCTGTTCTGTAATGGGAGCGATGTCTATCATATTCATCGGCATGCCCGATAGATACACCCCAATGTCGGGAACTGAACCAACCACATCCCATGTAGCTGATTGCGTTTCGAAGTCAGTAGCAGGGACATCGAAAGGTTCAAAGCCCCCTTTGGGGCTATGACCTTTGTCCATAATTACTAGCGCATCTTCTAGAGACTTGGTGAGCGTGAACTCAGTGTAGTCTTTAGTCTTAGGGTTGTGAGGGTTTTTGATATTTCTAACCTCAGCTACAAAGTCTGAGAATGAGAACTGCAAGTTGATTGTTTTCATGTCTGTAATTATATGCGGTTTAAAACTTGGTTGATTGTATCTTCGGATAAAGCACCTTTGAATATAGTACCTCTAAGCACATCATTTTGTGACATGCCACATGCTAGTAGCTTCTGTCCATCGAATGTCGCTCTAGGTGTGCAAGGCTGCTTAATCCCCATATCCTTAAAAGCCTTTCTGATAGACTGCACTTTCCTAGCCCATTCCTTGTTACTAGCAAGGTCGGATTCGAATGACTCATCGATGTTCCACTCTAGCATAAAGAACCTATCCAAGGTTGCTTTATCCATTGCGTTTCGTCCTCTGAATTCAGTAGTAGCCCCGTTGCCACTAGTGTTACCTGCTGCCAAGCAAACGAAGTCGGCATGCGCTTCGAAGATGCCATCGGGAAACGCAGCCTTGCGATTCGCCAAAGCCTCGTTCAATGCGATACCTACGTTAGCAGAACCGCTATCGAATTCATCCACTAGGAAGATACCGCCATTGATGAAAGCCTTTCTGAATTCAGTCTCTACAACTTTGCCGTTCGCATCGTTGTATCCAAAGAACTCAAACTTGGTGGTCGTAGCCCCAACACTTAAGAAGTGGAAAGGTCTGCCAAGCACCTCAGCAACCTTGCTAGCACTAGTAGACTTACCGCTGCCTGCCTCTCCATACAACATGGTATGAACACCATTGGTGATGAGGGTGAGTAGCTGACTGAACTTGTAATGCTGACGGCTAGTGGTCACCACGGGTAGGTCTGCGATTTTAATCTCTAGAGCAGTAGCTTTCGGGAACTCGATTTGGTCGATAGCACGACCAATCAATTCGATGACACGACCCTCATCGAGAGTCGGCTTGGAAGATGCAACCATCTGCGCAATTGCAGATGCGATAAGGTCTTGGGGGTTGGTGCTTGTTGAGGTCATTGGTGTGCTTGGTTTGGTTTCTAGTGAACGAAATGAATCTGATAACGAGTCTATGCTCGGGCTTGTAGGGGTTGGTTTAGTTGATGTCTTAAGAGGGTTGCCGTTGATGTTGATGGTGCAGTTAACCGCACCTTGCATCATCATAACGGGGTTGAATTTGTCTGTGAGCAAAGGTCTGCGTTGAGCCTTGGGAAGGCATCCATTGTCATAAAGGAATTGACATGCCTCACGACCATTAGTGGTATCAATAAAGAAACCATCGTTTGTGTTGATTACGTAGTAATTCATAGTGCTAGTAAAATTAAGTTTGCAAGGATGATTAAAATGAGCATGGCATACAAGATGCCGATGCTCTTAGTGGTTTCTTGTTCGTTCATGGCTTGAATGTCATTATTGCATGGTCAAGTGCCTCTCCCGATTCATTTTCGTCCTCATCAGAGCAACCATTCAATCTAGTGGAGAATATTATCTCAGATGCGGTAGGATACTTGGCGAACATCTTCTCTAGGTTGGTCTCTGAGAAGTCTTCTCCCCAAAATTCCCAACCGCCAAGCCTTTCGCCTTGTTTATCAATGGCAATGAAGCCTTCGTGCGATTCATCAATCCAATAGCCTCGATACGTTCGTCTAAGTTCGTAGAGGTCACAATTGTATAATAATTTCTGTAGGTCAATTTGTTCTTGGTTCATGACTTGAATGTTTTAACTGCCATGTAGATGCCTAGTGCATCTGCAATGCTAGAGGTGAAAATAAATGAGTTTGCGTCTCTCAAGGCTATGCATACAACTGATGCCAAGCCGAAGGTGATGAACGTGTAAAGGAGGGTTTTTGACGGGGTGTACATGGTTTCTAGTAAATTAGGAATTGTAAAGTTCTGAATTGTAGATTGCTTGTTGTTGATTGCTAGGCAAATAGTACATGTTTTCAAGGAAATCATTGAATTTCTTCTCACATATTCTATTGTATTTTGCAACCTCCTTTTCATCATCATTGTCGTATGCGATGTCTCTGAGGTCATTGTACTTGTTGTAGCTGATTAGTGAACGAACTACCTTGTTAACTTGTACTTGGTTTGCTTTGTTGATTGCGATAATCATGATATATAAATTTGGTTAGAGCAGCAGGCGGACTCGAACCGCCATCGACCTCAGAGCCATGTCTCTAGCTAGATGCTAGACTGCTCTCTGAGGTTGACCGCCTTGGTTACTGCAACGGGTGACTTTATCGTGTCTATTTTAACAACCCCACACGTCTATTTATTGGATATGACCCCTCCCCTTCAAGACCCAATTGCCAAGCATTTCTGCTATCGATTAAGAGCCAACCCCATAAATCTTTAATTCACTTGGAGTCCATCGGTTACATTGCTTGTTGTCACATCAGCTAGGCTGACTTTATACACATGCGAATGGCAATACTACAGAGATTGCATCGGCTAACTATTTATCGAGTGTAGCGCTCGGCATCGACCATATCGTGGTACGCAATCGACATCGGGTTAAATCCTTCCCTACGACTTAGAGGCATTCTTATGCTGATATCTCATCAGTATAGCTGTGATATCACATCAGAGCATAGTTGTGCCATTGACACCGAAGTGCCTTTTGGCTGTCATTTCAATAGGATAAAGAACGCTGTCGTTGTTCGACATTGCAAGTGTCCGACAATATATTGACATACAAAAATCAATTAGCTATTTTTTGGTGTCTGAAAGGGTTGATTTTACTGCTAGTACAGAAGGCATGTGATTTTATTGCGCTGATAATCAGACTGATACAGAGGTTTTATAATTCGCTGATAATCAGATAAATAAAATGCACCCTAGGTAATAAATTGAGAAAATGCCATTTTGCATATATATGTACGTGCGTGCGTACGTCGTGTGCGTACGTGACGTGCGTGTACGTAGGCGTGCGTGCCACGTGTGAGCGTGCGTGTGCAGAGCCAATTTTACTAGTAAATTGACAAATGGCATTTAAGGGGTCAAAGAAGCGATTTAAGACACTTTATGGTCGAAATGGTATCGTAGTATCAACCACTAGGAGATGTGAGTTTTCCGCTAGTAACAAGGGTTTCCCGATAGGTTGTAAATTGTCCTCAGATGATTGGCATTGATGCTACCCCTAGGTGCTAGATTTTTGGGTGGTTGAGCCTTTATCGGCTTGAGTTTTAAATGGGCATAGTCTTGAGTCAGAAACCTAGCTAGAGGTTCGCCCCAAAAAAGAGCCATGGCTGAGAGGGTCACAAGACCAATATTCCAATACTTTCCCTGCTTCAATGCCGTATAACTTTTTTCAGTTATACGTATACCTTGGTCTACTAGGTATGTGAACATGGACTGAGCAGTGATGTTATGATAGGCTAACAAGTAGTCATTGTTACTAGCTGCTAGAAGGCTTGATTCTACTGCCTGTCTAACTGCTTGACCTGTTGTAACTGACTGATTACGAGCCTTTAAGTTAAATTGTTGGTAATATCTACTACCAATTGGAGGTCTAGGTAGAGGTCTGTGAGGGTAGGACGCAACCTCTTTTGCCCTATTATCAAGGGTTGCATCGGCTTGGATGCGGAACTCTGACTTGCATGTCAGTAGATTGGTGACCTTGAGTGCCACATGTAGCCACAATTCCTCAGCATTCATAGGGGTTTCCGCTTGTTTGGTTGGTGAATAACGGGTCGAATGTAGTAGTAATGTATACTATATTACATGACGTTGGTGGTGTAATGGGCTGAACACCTTGACTACCTAGGTGGAGCGGAGTGAATGGTGGTAGGTGGGTGGCTGATATCATATAGGTGGTGCTAGGTTGGTGGTCATGGTCTTGGTTGTAGCGTGGTAGCAGTGACAACGAACGGCTGAATCGCTTGTTGCTGTAGGGCTGTAGCGAAAATGGGAGGGGGGAGTCTTTTTTTCGATTTTTTTCCAAAAAAAAATAGCATTACCCACCCCCTTTAGTGAAATTTATGATTTTGTACATACACATATAATAAGAAGCAGTAGGATCGAAATAACGGCTATAGCCTTGTCTTTATCTTCCAGGTGGTTGTACACGCAGGAGTACACGAAAGCCACTAGTATCAATGCTATGAAGCTCAGAGTAAATATTATTACCTTTAAAAGAATCAGGATATCCATGCCACAAAAATAAAAATTTTATTTGGATGTTTGAATATTATTACATTATCTTTGTCGAGCGAACAGAGGTAGTAGCCTGTTAGCATTAACCAGAAAACATTTTAGCCTGTTAAAGGCTGCGAGGAAAGTCCAACTTTCCGCTACTACCGCAGTCTTTAATGGGTTTTTTTATCTCAAAAAAAGCGAATCGGAAGCGAAACCGAAGCGAAATCGAAGCGAATAAAAAGCCAATAAAAATATGTATAAAAGAGACACATGTATATTCTATCGCTCGATGTTTGAGTCGATAAAAGAGCTTCCAATCGAGGTGCAAGCGGAGCTATATAATGCCATTTTTGAGTACTCATTAGACTTCACTGAGCCTGTTTTAGGGGGTCTATCGATGACATTTTGGAGGGTAATTAGACCAGTGCTTGAGAAGGCAAACACCAATTACATCAACGGTTCCAGACCGAAAACAAAATTGCTAATAAGCGAAACAGAAGCGAAACCGAAGCGACTTGGAAGCGAACAGCAAGCCTATAAGGATAAGGATAAGGATAAAGATAAGGATAAAGATATAAAAACTATATATGCGGAATTTTCAGAAATTGAATCGATTCCTAAAAAAGAGGCTAAGAAAAAAAAGGAGGTAACATATTCTCTGGGGGCCGACGGGTCGGTGACGAAAACTTTCAAGCAGTGGAAGCCTGAGGATTTGAAAATGGCTTTGATGCCTCACGTGGAAAAGTATGGCAGAGAGCTGTGCAATGAATTCTATCGTTACTGGTCAGAGCCGACAGCGAGTGGTAAGATGCGGATGAATGGTGAGAGTGCCTTTGAGATCACACGGAGGCTGGATACGTTCCAACGCAATGCTGAGAAGTTCGGCAGCAAGCAGAAGGTGAGTGACAACCAGTTGAAGTTCACAAGCAAGGCTGAGGCAGAGCAGTACATCATCGACAAGTACTACCATGGCAAGGCTGAGTATGGCCCTGCTGGTTATGGTGTTGAGATGGTGGACGAGAACAATCAGCCGAGGGATATCGATGTGATACGGGATGAGGTTAACCGCAAGGTGTTAGGAAATTTAAATTTGTAGTGATGTTAAACGAAGCCAAGAAACTGATTGCTAGTGGATATTCGGTTATCCCAGTGAACGACAAGAAGCAGCCGATGGTTGCCTTCAAGCGGTCGGGCTATACCCAGAGCCTGCCAGGGAGTGAACTCGATGTGCTGTATAGCCAGAGCCATGGGATAGCTATCATTGCTGGGGATGTGTCGGGGAACTTGATCTGCATCGATGTGGATCTGAAGTACGACATCAGCGGTGACTTGATGTCACGGCTGAAGGATAGGTTGATCGAGGTCATCCCTGACTTTTTCAAGAGGGTTGTGCTACAGCAGACACGGACGGGGGGATTCCATTTGATCTTCCGAGTGGAGCAGGAAGCTAAGGTTGGGGGGAATAAGAAACTTGCTATGCGGAACACTACCGATGAGGAGTTGGAGCTTGATAGGGCTAACAACCCGAAGCTAAGAAAGTCGGAAAGGGTTCTGATAGAAACCAGAGGCGAGGGGGGATATTTCCTGATTGCTCCGACCCCAGGGTATCGAATCCTAAAAAACGACCTGACAAACATCGGGGTGTTATCGGGGGACGAACTAGATGCCGTTTTTGCCACCTGCCGTTCGCTCAGTGAGCTTATCGTACCCGATGTGGTATATGATGTCCAAGATAAAAAGATAATGCAGCACAACGCTTCTACTGGGGTTAGTCCATGGGAGGATTATAACCAACGAACCGATGGGGTTGTTTTGTTAGAGAGTTATGGATGGAAGGTGACGGGTCAAATCAACGCTAACACACTGAAATTGCAGCGTCCAGGAAAGACTGTGACAGGTGAGCATAGTGCATATTTCCACACCGACAATGGTAAGCTGGTTGTGTTCTCCACATCCACACCATTCGAGACAGAGAAGGTTGCCTACACAGCGTTCGGTATCTATGCCGTGTATGAACACAACGGGGATATCCAGCAGGCCGTGTCAATGCTCAGAGAGAATGGATTTGGTAGCAATAACTACAAAACAGAAATCAGCATCAAGACACCGATGCTTAGTATCACAGCCAAGGTGGAGAAAGAGGAGCCATCACGCATGGAGGACCCAAGCAATCAAGACTCTGATGTGTCTAGGTATATCGGTGACTTTAACAACGCTGTTGGGTATCTTAACATGGCTAGGAGTAACTCTCTACCAGAGGGGTTGAAGTTCGGCTATGACAAGTTGGACAACCACTGGAGACTGAAAAAGGGTTCGCTTGTAATCGTACACGGACTAGCCAACGTGGGTAAGTCTACGTTCATGTGGTACATCGCTATCCTAGCTGCTATGGCACACGGTTGGAGATGGGTTATCTACACGGGTGAGAACGACTACGAGTTCGTGATCCGCAGGATGATGGAGACCTACTCTGGTAAGTCATTGCACACCTTGACACAACAGGAATGGGACCTTGCTGAGATATTCGTTCGTACGCACTTTGTGTTCATCACAAACGACTTCACTTACTCCTACAAAGACCTGCTTGATATCGTTTCTAAACTGATGGAGGAACAGCACTTCGATGCTATAATGGTAGACCCTTACAACTCGTTAGTTGTCGATGATACTATCGCAAAACAGATTAAGGTCTTGTCTGGTAACAAGCACGACTATGACTACATGGTTACTACTGAGCTGAGGGTGTTCTGCCGTAAGACAGGACTGAGTGTGTACCTCAACGTCCACACAGGAACCGAGGGTGCAAGACGTGTGGCTAAGGATCCAAGCAAGCCACCCAAGATGTACGAGGTTGAGGGAGGTAACAAGTTCGCTGCACGTGCCGATGACTTTATCACCGTGCATCGTAACACCAAGGACGAGGGTTCATGGATGATAACCGAGGTGCATGTGGATAAGATTAAGACCCAGGAAACGGGAGGTAGGCCGACTGCTGAGGATAAGCCTATCACGTTGAGGTTCTTCCCTGAGATGGGTAGGTTCATGGGCAGCACCATCGGCACGTCACACTCGTTCGATCCTATTAACCAGTACAAGGTAGGTAAGCATGCGTATCCAAACTCAAGACCTCCAGAGGTAGAGCAGAAGCCAGACATCACACCTGAGGACTATGTGAAGCCTAACACCCCAGGACTACAGCAGGCAAGACAATCATTTTTTGACGTATTTACTCCCGAAGACGAATTCCCTTACTAACCATGATAAAAATCAAAACCAAAATCAAGAACGGCAGGTTCTCAGAGAATCTACCCTACATCATTGACGCTGTGAACGTGTTCGAGTCTCAGGATGTGACCCTTACAATCGAGAAGTTTGTGAGGAAGAGAAGTACTAACCAGAACTCCTTCTACTGGGGTGTTGTCGTGCCTAGCATCACTAGGGCTGTTATCGAGACAGGTAACGAGTGGACCGACAGCGATACTCATCTGATGATGAGGAATCAGTTCCTAAAGAAGTCGATGCTTATCAACCTAGACGGTGAGTTTATCGAGAAGATCGGTAGCACAACCGAGCTAGACACCGCACAGTGGGAGAACTACATAACCAAGATCAGGGCATGGTCGGCAACGGTGCTAGATATCACCATCCCGATGCCTAACGAATACATTGAACATTAACAGATAAATATAGAAATCATGACAGAAGAAAAAAAAGAAAACCGAGGTGGCAAGCGTGTAGGCGCAGGACCTAAATTTAAGTACGGGGAAGAAACATGTAACATTACACTACGTGTGCCTACATCCAAGAAGGAAGAGGTCAAACGACTGGTGTACGCACACCTACATCAGTATGTTAATTTCACCAGTGCTAAGGATGTGAAAGGAGGGGAATATGGATGCTAAAAAACAAACAGCAGTTGAGTGGTTAGTAGAACAATTAGAATGTTTTGGAAATAAACATGAATTACAATTGTCTTGGGCTACAGTAGATGAATTAGTTGACCAAGCCAAAGCAATGGAAAAGCAACAAACAATAGATTTTACAAATGATTATTTAAATGACGATGAATATTTAACACCCGAACATTACTACAACGAAACCTATGGAAACTAAAACATTAAAAGCAATAGGAATAGTTTTTATAGGACTATTAATTTGGATTGGATTTCTTTATGTAGCAATTGCATTTATAAAATCAGAAGCAAACCCATTTATGTGGTCGCAACTTTGGAGAGGTGAGATGGTATTTTTTGCTTTTTGCTATTTAGCATTTGCTCCTTTAATGGTTAATGAACTAAAATATTAACTATGAAAAAGCAAACAGCAACCGAATGGCTTATAGAGCAGGTTAACTCAGCCTCATGGAATGGATTATTTATCTGGCATAAAGAGGAGATATTCCAGCAAGCCTTAAAGATGGAGAGTGAACAGAAAAAAGATGCTTACAAAGAAGGTAAGATTGACGGATATGAATTTAACTATAAAGAATACAACAAATGAAAGCAAGACTAACATTCGACTTAAATGACCCTGATGATGCGATGGCGCACAAGAGATGTATCCACTCCACTGGTATGGCACTAGTGATATGGGAGCTTATTAATAACGGCCATAGATGTAATAACTTCGCTGAGTTATATGACAAGATCCTAAAAGAGTGCGAGCAACAAGGAATAGTAATAGATGACCTTATAATATAAAAAAATTTTTATATTTTTGCACATGGCTAGTATAAAATCAAACCTGAGTAGGACCTTAGCTGTAACAGTGTCTGTCTTTGGAGTCAGGCACTGTATAGTTGTTACGACAACTAAACAGATGTCGGAGGTTGTTGAAGATATTTTGAATAAACTAAGGACCAAGCATATCGACACAGCCCACCTGCTAAAGGTTGAGGCTGAGGGCGGTATCATATATAGTAGCAATGTTTACTTAAGACTAGAAAAAATATGGCAAAGAAGAAACCGACAGGTATCAACGGATCAGGATTCAGCAAAGAAGACTGGGAAACTCTAGAAGCCTTAGCAGAGCAGCATCCAGTGGTATGGAGTGCGCTACATATCATCAAGACAATATTCAGCAGGGCGCATATCGAAAGCTATCAGACCATTAACGAAACGCTAGGTTTCCTTAACGACTCACTCAAGGAGATAGCAGCCTTACCTAAGGAAGAAAGACCAAAGTTGCTAGACAACAACAAGGAGAAGGAGTTTGATGCGATCTTGAAGGTTGTGCAGTCTATCCCTAAGATAAATGCTGACCTGATCAGCATGCGTAACGACCTATTTAGCGAGGACGACGAGACAGGATTGTCTAACGAATCATTATCTGACACATGGGCAAACGACAAGAGGAAAGGGTCCAAATAAAGGAACCCAAGGAGAAGGCTCCGAAGAGACTGACCCCTAACCAGATCAGGCAGATGATACATCACCTGTTTGAGATATACGGGTTCTATATCCTAGACGACAAGTACCTATTCGCATACATGAGCTACATAGACCACAACGGCAACCAGGTGATCGCATGCAGGCTGTTTATGTCTACCATCGAGTTCATGCCTTACGAGAACCGCAGGGAGCTGTACAAGGAGATGGCTCCGTACCTAAAGAAGAAGTTTGTAAAGAACCCACATCTCATGGCAACAAGTGTGCAGGAGATAGAAAACACAATGACATGGAGACCAAGGAAGGTGGAAATACTGTAAGGAAGGCACTAGCATCTAACTGCCCATTCGTTAGGCGAATCATGCAGTACGAGATAGCTGACGTGAATGCCCTGAGATATGTAGGCAAGAAGGCAGACCTAACCCCAGAAGAGTTATGGCACGAGGACCGTCCGCTCACACTAGACGAGACACTAATCATGCTTAACCTGAATAGATTAAAAAGATTGTACATTGACAATGAGATGTATGAGATAATGGAGTGTAGTGAACTTAAGAGGGAGCAGAACGAGACGGCATACTGGGAGTTTGTGCTAGAGCTAGCCAAGTGCATAGAGAAGTTAGGTTCAGAATACGTAAATTCGATCCTGAGGCCACTAGGGTTTAGGCAAGAGAATTACTTAATAACAAAGCAGGTACGATGATCAATATCATAACGTCAGGAATGAAAGAGAAGCCCATCTTTGAATGGGACGGGATGCCTACCTTTAGGACTAAGTCTGAAGAGGCAGCATGGTGGGACAGGGAACGTAATAGATGGGAGACAGGATTTGGTGGTCTTACTGGTCAGCACTACTTTACCATCACCCAGGGTACATACAAGAACGCTTCCAACAAGTACGTTAGACCTTCTGTAAGGGATGGTGATATGCTAGTATTTGAGGAGTACAACGAGTGCCGTAGGACAATGGAGGACTTGTTCATTGCCAAGCGAAGGGGATTTGCATTGTCTAGTATCTTCGGAGCTGCCATCCCCATGCATGCTTCCATCACCTATCCAGGATCCACAAACCTGATCACATCTGCCGATAAGAACCGACTAGAGGAGTTGTATAAGGACAAGGCTATGGTGTTCTATTCTGAGATGCAGGAGAAGATTAAGCCGTCCATTGTCTCCTCTAGGCAGCATGGATACCTACACTTCGGCAAGAAGGTGGGTAACGACATCACAGGTCTAAACTCTAAGATCCTTTGCATCCAGACTACCGAGTCTCCTAAGGATGCTACAGCGTTCGAGGCTTACCGTGCTACCACGGCATTCATCGATGAGGTATTCCTCCATCCACGTCCAGACATGGTTGTTGCCTCCACACAGGCATCGCTACAGGACGGATTCAGGAAGATTAATCCAGTAGTGCTAGGAGGTAGTTGCGGTGTAGCTTCTACGGAAGGTGCTAGTAAGATGCAGGAGTATTGGCTAGATGCAGAGAATAACATGGTGCGAACCATATTTATCCCTGGGACATTGTGCATTGTAGATGCGCCAGAACTTGACGAGGATGGTAGACCAACAGGAAAGATGCTTAACTTCTGTCCTAACGGTAGGAGTAATGAGAAGGCTGCTTTCGATTGGATCATGACCATGCGTGGCAGGTTTGAGAAGGCTAAGAACAAGAAGAAGCTATTACAGTTCATCAAGGCATATCCACTGACCATCGAGGAGGTGTTTGATGTTAACACACAGGGTGTATTTACAGAGGATGTGATGGAGATGATCCAGACTGCTTCGATGAGGATTACTAAGGAGAACTACCCTGTGAATAGATTCGATCTGATAGAAGACAACAGAGGGGGCATTACAGCCCGTGTGAACAACTCAACTGGTGATTTCTATATACTAGACCATCCTACTAAAGATGTTGCGTATGGAGCAGGTAATGACCCTATCCCATTTGGACAGACTGACGACATCACATACAGACGATCTGAGAACGCTCTAGTTATAGGCAGTTTGCTAGAGATGAAGATGCATGCATATTACTCTGAAAGGACACACGACGCTGACTTAGCTGCAAGTAAGATGTTATTGCTACTAAAATATTATAACAACGCATGTGTGCTTATCGAGCGTAACAGGGGAGGGACTCTGATCGACAAGATCAAGAACTATGGCTATGCTAACTTACTAGCACCTCAACCTAAGTTCCTAGGAAGCTCTGGATACGACAAGCGTATTAAGCACGGGTGGTACAAGGACGCACACTCTTCCATACTAGCTAATGCAGAGCTAGTAACATATATTACTAAATACTCTGACAGGATATATTTTAAAAGGCTGATCGATGAGATCAAGGTTTTCATCATCGAGAACACTGACGTTGCCGATGCCTGGGTATCGTTCCTGCTATACGCTAGGGATTACTATGAGCGTCTTGCCAAGAAAGCAAATATGAATACCGTTGCTAGAGAGACGATTGTGGTAACAATAAAAAACGGAGAGCGGATTGTCGAAAGAAAGAAGGTGTATATTAGCGACGATGATAACAGCCATTTAAATCGAATAGATTCGTTCAACCATGGAAGATAGTTTTATCATAAATGACTTGAGGTCACAGTCGCAGAAAGTAGTTTATACTACTAACGATAAGGTGACAGAGATAGGGTACTTTATGAGATTCGCTGAGTTTAAGCCAGAGGGAGTGAATGCAGTAGGTTTGGTTGCTGTGATAATTGACAAACAAGGTAAAGTCTGCTATCGTGAACCAAAATCAATTCGATTCGTATTCGAGTGAAACTGAGGTAATCAGTAACGCTACACCAGCCAAGACACTCTCTGAACCTAAGGAGGTTAAATATAATCTGTTTAAGGGTAAGGACGGCATGGACATAGAGTACTCGTTTAAGATACATCCACTACAAGAAAACGAGAAAGGTAAGAAATACTGCATGGTAGTTTTCTATGGTCACCAGACTAGGATCGAGATGTTGTTCTATGACGGTACTAGTAAAGACGGTGTCAAAAATAGATTAGCTAGACTAGGTTACTTTTTCAAAAAAATATCATAGATTTGTCCATCTACTTGCTCAGGGTGGACTGATTGGTTTTGAGATTGCCGACTTGAAAGGGTCGGCAATTTTTTTTTAATAAAAAAATTTTATGTATGTTTGTCGGCATGGATAGAAGATTTTTAAATGTAAACTATGACTCCCCTGTTGAGATTCATCTTACAATACGAAACATATGTGATAGCATCCTGATCGAGTCAGGAGAGAAGAAAAGGATTCCTGAGTTATATCAAGACCTAGTCATATACGCTATATCTAACATCAAGCCTGGGGATAAAATCGAGACATCTGAGCTATCAGGAAGGTCTGTTAAAACAATATTCTACCTAGACAGAGACCAAAGAAATCAAGTGATGTACTTGCTAGGTGGTGAAGAGTCTATGACCATGAGAGAGAAATATGACATACTCCTTGAGTATAGCATAAAAAAACTTTATGGTAAGGAGCTATTAAAGCCGATGGGAAGATGAGAAAAGTATTCATAGGATGCGACCCAGGTCAGTCTGGAGGATTTGTTATCATCGATCAGGACCAAAATGTATTGTCTGTGTTCAAGACCCCAGACAACCGAGTTGACTTCATCGAGAAGATGATGGCAATAAAGAAGATGGAAGGCCAGATATTCCTTATAAAGGAAAAGGTGCATTCTCAGCCTGTTAATGGAGGTAAGGCTAACTTTACCTTCGGATACAACATCGGAGTGCTAGAGACGTGCCTAACGGTAGCTAAGATACCATTCCAGGACGTGACACCACAGACATGGATGAAGATGTATATGCTCAAAAAAGAAAAGACTGAGTCGGGTACACAGTGGAAGAATAGACTAAAAGCTAGGGCGCAAGAATTATTTCCAGACCAGAAGGTAACCCTTTGGAACGCAGACGCTTTCCTAATAGCTGAATTCTGTAGGCGATACGTGAAGTGATCTTAGCTTCTGATTATAAGCAATAAAATGTATATTTGGTCCTTGTAAAGGATTACAAAAATGGCGAAGAAAAATTCTACAAATACACAGGCAGCGGACGTAATTAGCTACCAGCCTCCGAGACAAGATATGACCGAAAATCAAATTCTTGAGGAGTATGGTGGTTGGGACCGTTACGATAGACAGATGATTAGGTATTGTAGTACGTTCTACAACAGACCTAACGAATTCTACGACAGCTTCTACCAGCAGCAGGCATCAGTTAAGTCTGCTTTATACAATAGAAGCTTCGCACCAGTCATACAGATACTTGAAAACTATAGATACTATAATGGAGAACAGATCAACTTTAACTACTCGTTCTTATCCAAGACGGTTAGTGGTGATGAGATACCTGCTCCGTTTATTCCTGGACAGAAGATCTACCAGATCATAGAATACTTAAAGGGTTCATACGCACAGGTTATCAGAGGAGCGAAGTTAAGAACACGTTCTTTGTCAAAAGAAGCAGCAGGCAGAAGATATGTGATGATGAGTCTAGCTATGTTGAAGTATGATAACAAAGACTTATTTAATATAATAGAAGAAACGTCTGAAGTCAGGTTAGATCCAATGCCTGAACAAAAGATGGAGTCAAAAGAGTCAATCCATAAGTATATGGAGGAGACACCATTTGAATCATCAGAAAAACTAGGTAATGATCTTATCGAGATGATTACTAGGGATAATGACTTCACAACAAAAAGCATAAGAAGCTATTTCGATACTAAGGTCGGTCGTTATTCGGGTATGATTGTTAGACTTCTAAATGGTCGTATTGACATACAGACTATCCCTGGGTATCAGCTAATCATAGACAACCGAGTTGACGACGACCTTAACTCTATGGCTCGTTTCCGTGGGATGATTGAGTACATGACTCCAGAGGAAATATTTGAACGATATCCATTCAACGAAATAGAGAGAGAAGAGATACTAGCAAACGCAGGAGGACTGAATACGTTCATGGCTCCATTTAATAGTTTCTCTGACCCAATCAATTTCAGATGGTGGTCACCAACAAATCGCCAGATGGCTGTTGTTACCATGTATTGGATGCAGCTAGTGGACACTAGATTCGTATACAAGAGAGATGCTAATGGAAAGATTAAAGTACCTTATGAATATAAGATACTTAAGAAAGATGACCCTAGAGCAGGTGAGTTCTTCTTAACCGTTCCACGTCAGGGATCTCTTATAGGAAACAAGTACGTACGTGACAATAAGTTCTGTGATGATATCGTATATCATCCGTCAGACAAGAAACAACCATTGTTCCCACTGCATATTATCTGCCCTAACATGGTAGGTGGGACTAGTAAATCTGTAGTAGATAGGCTAAAAGCACATCAGGATATGCATGATGCTATCTCGTTACGTATCAGAGATAAGATGGCTAAGGCTCACGGTAAAGTTCCGATCATTGACGGTTCACAGCTACAGGGTATGAGCGCACTAGATCTGGAAGAAGATTTCAAGAAACTAGGATTTAGCGTTGTTAACCTAGCTAGTACAGAACCAGGGGATCCAACTAGAGCAACGCTAGTACAATATGCCGACTTTACAATGGATGCTGACGTATCTGCTTTAATTAACCTAAAGCAAGAGGAAGAGCGTCTGATGAACGATATGTACAACACTTCACCTATCGTGATGGGTACACAGCAGACATATACAGGCTATGGTACACAGCAGGCTGCTATATCACAGGCGACTATGAGTATCATTAACGATACACAAACGCACATACAGTTCTTAGCGAATGTTTTACAATACGCAATTAATGCTGCGAAGAAATATTATACATCTAAAGAAGGGCAGGAGGCAGCTAAGGAGTTATTTAACCCAAGAACGCTTTATCTATTGGAGTTGTCAGCTGATGCACGTTTTGAGGATCTTTCTGTAATAGTTGACATACTAGATAACATAGACCAGACTGAGCGTAAAGAGTTGATGATGTTAGCTCAAACAATTATACCTACAGGAAACCTAGCTGCTCTAGAGATGATGGTTGACTTATCTTCTCAGCCTACTAAGACAGGACTTAAGAATGCTATTAACTATATTGTTAACAAAGCGAAACGTGAGGCAGCAGAGCAGCAGGAAATGCAACAGCAACAGCAGATGATGATGCAACAACAACAGTTGGATGCACAAGCTGACATGCAAGAGTCTAATCTTGAAAGTAAGGAGTATGCAACGCAGGTAAATAACGATACAAAGCTAGCAGCTAAGGCTATGGATTTGGAATCAAAAGGTCCGATGGAAGGAACTCCATCAGCACCAGAACCTCCACAACCTCCTATGTAAAGCAATAAATTTGTTTTTTTATTAAATTAACCATAAATTTACACCCGATGAGCAAAGTAGCAACGACAACTGAAACAGAAAACGAAGTGGAACAAACTCCTGAAAATGAGGTATTGGATCAACAGGAAGATGTAGTAGTGACCGATGGGGAACCAGAGGTTTCACTATTATCAGATGATGATGATATCTCTGATGACGAACTGGATGGCAGGGTTATCACCCCATCATTCTTTGGTAAGTCATCTTCAGCACCACTAGAGAACGAATCAAATCAGTCTAGTGTAGACCAGTCAGAACTAGAACGGCTTAGAGCCATTGAGTCTGATTACCTTTCATTCACATCAGATCCACTAGTAGAGGCAGCATACAACTTCAGAAAGTCTGGAGGTAACGATGTGATGGCCTTTGTTAATGAGTTGACAGGTGGATATAAAGACATCAACAAGATGTCAATGGACGAGATGTACGAGGCAAATTACCGTAACGGTATTGCTAAGAGATATCAGCTGTCCGAGGATGACATCGAGGAGGCACTAGATGACTTCAGGATGTTAAGTGCTGCAAAGAAGGCTGAGATCATAGACCCGATCCGTGAGAAGCTAGAGCAGGAGTCAAAGAACGGTATTAAGAACCTTAGCGATAAGTTCGCAGGTAACTATAAAGAACAAGAAGAAAAGGTCCAAGCATTCGAAAAAAGGGAGCGCACCTCAGTCGAAGAGCTAGACAATAAATTGAATGCACTTGTAGGCAAGACATTACACCGAGTTCAAGTAACCACTGAGATGGCCAAAGAGCTACGTGATTCAGCCATGAAGTTTGCAATCAGAAACCCAGAGACCCTAGAAGCCGATGTAGACGCTACCATCTCAATGTGGATGTGGATGTTAAACGGTGAAAAGGT